ATCGCATCGGCGCACCCCCCTACCCCCCCTCGCAAGCCCCGATTTTGCTGGTGTTTGACAAATTTTACAGATATGTCAATCTGAAGTTGTCGATGCAGATGCACCGACAGAACGGGTGAATAGGCTCGTTCACCCGCTCTTTAACAATGTAGCCGATGGAGTTCACTATGAGTGACTACACGCCGACCGAAAAGCGGTCGATTGCCCCTGTTACTGTGACAGTTGAAATCACAGCAACCCGTATCTCTGCAAAGGGTACGCTGTCAGGAATCACAGCGAAAGTTGTGAAAGCCCCAAAGGGAATGGAGTTTAAAACCTCAGTCCCCCCAATGGCAGGCGGTGCAATCTACGTGCAGGCTCTGAGTGCAGACGGAATCGAGTTCATCGAAGCCGGAAGCGCAAAGGCAAAGCCTGCTAAGGTCAAGTTGTTCTAAGAGCAACCTGTGGACTCCGACCAGAAATGGTCGGAGTCTTTTTTTATCTGACTAGGAGCGAAAGCAATGAAAGTCAATCAAGTCCCGCCGAAAGGCAAGCGGAAAGCCCGCATCCAAGAGCGCAACCAGTACTGTGTAAAGTGGCAAGAGAATGATTCAATTTTCTTCCGCTGGTTCAAGAGAGACCGCTATGCAGTCCAGTTCATGCAAGAACTGGTCTCTGACGGAATCCCCGAGAGCCAAATGCGACTGGTGATGAAGTAAACCAGAGCGGAGCCGAAAGGCTCCGTCTCTTTAACCTTGGAAATGACTATGGAAAAGTTCTGTGAGAAGCACCCACTACTCGCCGCTGTGATTATCGCACCAATACTTTACGTATTGCTGTGGTTAGCGATGGCGATGTTCTAAACCAGAGAGGAGATGTAAAGTCTCCTTCTCTTTTTTCTTTATGTATTGTATATAACCATACGCCGGGGGGTTGAGACATGCCGCATTAGACCATGTGGCGCAATAATCTATGGGCAATCTAGGTTTTTGTATTTGTATTTGTAAAGTTTAGATTACCTTACACCACAACTTGACACGTGCAAACCATTGATTTCATTGGTAACTTTACCAAGTGATAGTGTAAACAATCTAAATAATCTAAATAATCTATAGAATATATATAGGCCCTTTGTTCACAATGACTTTTAGCCTGTAAAGTAAAGGAAGGCGGGTTGCAATTGCACCACTCCCAATCGCTAACTTTACCAGATTATTTAGATTATCTAGATTATTCCCCAGTAAGTTGTTGATTCATAAGGGAATTCCTAACAATCTAAACCTTGGTGTTTGACAAATTACAAAAACCTTGTTACTCGCGGTGTAGATTGTTGCCTATCTTTGTAAAATTACACAACACCGCCGACCCCTCGAAGTGAGTGCTCACTCTCCCGCAAACCCGCTCGGCGCAAGTGTTTGCGTTTTTCGCTGGGCGTGGCAATCTGAGGGTGTCCCTGCAAACAACGCAGTAAGACACAATGTAATGTAATCAATCAACTTTAGGAGTGAATCATGTCAGTAACTGCAACTGTGAAGAAGTCGATTAAGCCTGTTACCTTTACCATCAAGGTAACTGCTAAGAAGGTCAATGAGAACGGTACGTTCTCTGGTCTAGAGATACAAGGCATCAGTGGTAGCGTAAAGAACGGTACGTTCCGTGTTGTTGCACCTCCACAAGCAGGTGGTGCAATGTACATCAAGTGCGACACATTGGACGGATTGGAACTTGTGCTTGATGGTACAACGACTACTGCCGCCAAGACCAAGTTGTTCTAACCTTACAGGGCAGACTAACCCTCTGCCCTGTTTCCCTTTTCCTCAACATGTTCATAGGAGATAATCATGAAATGGACTATTCGCAAAACATCCAATGGCTACATCGTCAAGTTTACCGATGACACCGACAAGATGGTGTTCCCCACAAGGGCTATGGCATTGGCTTACATCAACAACCGTGTACTGTCCTCGTTAGGGTTGTGACATGGAAGATTACCACTTACCCATCTGTACCAACTGCTACGCCGTGAGGGTAGAACCTCAACGGCGGTATATGCCAAGACCCACATGCTTGCGATGTGGTGAGGCAATAGCCAAGCAACGTAAGTTTACCGTTGCATGTAACAACAAGCAGGGGTATGAGTTAATCACCAACCCCGACCATCTCAAACAACTTAACCCTAAAAGGACAACTTGACATGTTCATCAAACCCATTAAACCGCTACTGCTCAAGGGCAGACTGCTAATCTACATTGTCATCGGGGCACTATTGGGTGCTCTCGGTGGGTGGTTGTTCTCATGAAACGACTACTGACCCGAATTGCAGAAGTCGTACTGACGATTCTGTTTGCCGTGTTCGTTGCCGTCCTGTTTGTCGAATGGCTTGCAGGATGTGGCGAAACGTATATTGATGCTAAAGGGGTGAGGCATCAATACGAATGTGTGTTCATCCATAACTTGACAACTAAGGAGTAAACCATGAAGCGACTGTTCGCCCTACGTGATAGCCGTGGACAACTTGTCCGCAATGAGGACAACAAACAACCGATGTACTTTGCTGACAAGGATTCTGCTCGCAGATACCGCAGTAAGTTGACACAAGAAATCAATGTGTACTTCGTAACCTACGGCGTTGACCATAAACTTTACAAAGGAACCCACCAATGAGAGCCACTCTACTGAAGGACACAATCAAGTCCCTGTTTCCCATTCAACGTACCATCTGTATCGAAGGTAGCCCCGGTGGTGGTAAGACAACCATCGTGCATCAAGTTGCTGAGGAACTCGGCGTACCCTGCATCGAGCGACACATGCCAACCATGCTTGTCGAGGACTTCGGTATCCTGTTCCCCAATGGCGATGACCAACTGCACTACAAGTTGCCTGATTGGTTTCCTGTCAAGGGCAAAGCACCTGAGAGCGGTATCTTGCTGTTCGATGACCGCAACCAAGCCAATGGCGACTTGCAAAAAGTCCTAGCCAACATCTGCCAAGCACGAACCTTACACGGTGTGCCAATGCCTGATGGGTGGCAGGTCATCTCCACAGGTAACCGCCAAGCAGACCGAGCAGGTGCTAACCGAGTGCTTGGTCACTTGCGCAATCGTGAGACTGTCTACGAACTTGACACTCACCTTGACGACTGGACTACATGGGCTATCGACAACAACGTAAAGCCCGAGTTGGTTTCGTTCATTCGCTTCCGCCCTGCTTTGCTTCACGACTATGACCCACAACGTGACCAAAACGCAACCCCTCGTTCATGGGTTGAAGGTGTTAGCGATGTGCTCGGTACTGTCCCTGCTGATGCAGAGTTCGAGTCGTTCAAGGGTGCAGTTGGTGAAGGTGCGGCGGCAGAGTTCGTAGGGTTTCTACGCATCTTCCGCAAGTTGCCCAACCCTGATGCAGTACTGATGAACCCGACAACTGCTGACGTACCGAGTGACCCTGCTACGTTGTATGCCCTGTCCGGTGCTATCGCTGAACGTGCAACTGAGAACAACTTTGAGCGTGTTTGTACCTACGCTGAACGTATGCCCGCCGACTTCTCGGTGCTTACTGTGTCGTATGCCTCACGCAAGAAGCCTGAGTTAGCCAACACCCAAGCGTTCAACAAGTGGGTCATCAACCACCAAGACGTATTGTTTTAACCAACCAAGAGGGGCAACTGCCCCTCGCTTTTAGAAGGAGTGACTACTATGAATCTATCTGACCGTGCCCTACTGGTGCAGTTATCCATTAGCCAATGGACTGCCCGCAAATTTGACAAGAAGGTAACGCAAGATGTTGCCAGTACACATGGGGTAAGTACCAATGCAGGGCGGTACAACAAAGCACTACTGCCCATGAATGACTTGCTTGACCGAGTGCACAAGAAGTCAACCCTCATCCGCACCAAGTTCTACGACAACACGTTGCCGTGGGGCATTGAAGGTACGATGATGCTACCCTCTGCCAACTACCTCAAGTTCGTGACTGACTTCCGCAAGGAAAAGGGCGAGTGGCAGTACCTTGTGGATGACTTTGTGCGTAACTATGGACAGTTGAAACTTGACGCACAGCGTTTGCTCAATGGTATGTACAACGATGCTGACTACCCATCTGACTACGAGATAGCCAACAAGTTCAAGATGGACATGGCAATCTTCCCTGTACCTGCTACTGACTTCCGTGTGCAAATCGCTTCAGACGAACTGACTCGTATCCAACAAGATGTTGAGGCTAGGGTGAAGGATGCACAACAACAGGCTATGCAGGAGGTATGGAATAGACTGTACGAACGTGTAAAGAACATGGCAGAGAAACTTGCTGACCCCAAGGCTATCTTCCGTGACACATTGGTGGATAACCTGCGTGACCAATGCGACATGTTGACACGCTTGAACTTCACCGATGACCCCAACCTTGAAGCACTACGCTCTGAGGTTGAAAGCAATTTGCTGAAGCACCCCGATGCTTTGCGCAATGACCCTGACCTACGCCGTGACAAAGCGGCAGAGGCTAAGGCAATCATGGACAAGATGTCCGTATTCATGAACGCACAATAAGGAGAACTACATGACAACTGTAATGATGCCCGAGGTAGTGGAACACCTACCACCCGCTGACGAAAAGCGTATCGAACGACTGCTTGCCAAGGCTAGGACTGCCCTAGTCCTTGAGCATCCGTTCATTGGCAACGTGGCATTGAACCTGCCCTATGTGCCTGACTACACCATCAAGACTGCCGCAACCAATGGCAAGAACATCCGATACAACCCCCACTTTATCGACAGTCTCAACGATGAGGAACGCAAGTTCTTGGTGGCACATGAGTGCTTACACCCTATGCTTGAACACACATTCCGCCGTGGTGAACGCAACCACAGGGTGTGGAACCAAGCGGCAGATTACGTCATCAACAAGTTGTTGGATGATGAGAAGATTGGCAAGATGCCACAAGGCGGACTGCTCGACAACAACATCCACAATGCAGGTGGCGGTACTACCGAGGGTATCTACAACATCCTGCCACAACCTGATGACGATGGAAACAACGGACACGGCGACCCATTGGATGACTGCAATGACGGCGGTGACACACCTGCTGACAAGGCGCAACAGGAAGCAGAGTGGAAGGTGCGAGTAGCACAAGCGGCACAAGCCGCAAAGATGATGGGCAAGATGTCCGCAGGACTTGAACGCCTAGTGGGTGAGATACTCAAGCCCAAAGTTGACTGGCGTGATGTGCTTCGTAAGTTCTTGGAGAAGTGCAAGAGTGACCAACGTACATGGTCTAAGTTCAACCGCAGGTTCTTGGCACAAGGTATCTACCTGCCAAGTGTGAGTGGTGAATCGCTCGGTGAGATAGCCTTTGCAGTTGACTGCTCAGGGTCAATCACACAGGAAGTTATTGACCAATTTGCCGCAGAGATTCGCTCTGCCAAAGAGGATGGTAACCCTACCAAAATCCATGTGGTGTACTTCGATAGTGAAGTGAGCCACTACGAATCGTATGGTAGAGATGATGACCTTGACATCAAGCCACACGGCGGTGGTGGTACTGCGTTTAGCCCTGTGTTTGCATACTTCGCAGAGCATGACATCAACCCAGTAGCCTGTGTGTTCTTGACTGACCTGTGTTGTAGTGACTTCGGTGACCAACCTGACTACCCAGTACTATGGGTATCTACCGATGAGGGTACTGCCCCATTCGGTGAAGTGGTGCTGATGTGATAGCGTTACCCGATGGCTATACATTGGGTACATCTAACCGCCAGTCTGTTACCAATGCAAGGCATATGCTCGGTGACAGTTGGCAGGTTACTGTGTATCACAAGGGCTTGCCTGCTTTTGATATGGCAAAAGAACTACGCATCGACCAATGGTCACCTGTCTACGCAGGGCGATTACATGGCGGTAAGTGGCAACAATACACAGACATTCACGAACTTGTGCGTGTGATGTGTAGCAAACACAGAATAGGAGTAGGTAAATGATTACATACGCAGAACTTATTGTGATGTTTGTGTTTGTAGGTATGGGTGTTTACATCTCATACCTACGGCATGAACTCAAGAAGTCTAATCGTGCAGGGGAAATGCTGACCATGATTCTGCACGATGTCGCAACAGGTCAGGTTGAAATCGAAAGGACTGAGAATGGAATCAGTATCCGAAAGGACGATAGACAAGTATCGCCACATCAATGTGGAACACAATGATTGGTGGGACTGTACTTGCGACATGTTCAAAGAGGACATGAAGGAACAGGGTATCTACGTAAGCAACACGTACTTTAGTGGGTTCTGCTCACAGGGTGATGGTGCTTGCTTCGAGGGACACCTTGATGATGTGCCATTGTTTCTTGAGAAGAACTACAAGCCCGAGGACTATCCAATGATACGCAAGTTGTTGGATAGTGGTGGCACAGTTAAGTTCAGCGTATCTCATAGTGGGCACTACTACCATGAGAACAGTACTCGGTATTACATCGAGGCGGATAGGCTTGTTGACGTATTAGATATGCCGACAGACTTTCACCTACAAATTGTAGAGCAATGGGAAAACATTTTGGATAAAGAGATTGTAGATTTTGAGAAGCAAAGCGTGGAGATATTCAAGAACCACATGCGTACCTTGTACCGCAAGTTGGAGGAGGAGTATAACCACTTAACAGGTGATGAAGCGGTGAAGGAAACCATTCTCGCTAACGACTTACAGGAGGAAAGTGATGACGATTGACGAACAACAAAGGGTGACACTAGCAATCAACAACTTGTTGTACTTAGTCGAGGTGTTCTACCCCGACCCAGTATATGCAGAGCAGTATCACGTTGACGAGGTGATAGAGCAGGGGCGTAAAGCCATTGAGATTTTAACCAAAGAAGGAGAGTGACATGGCGACAGTAAGATTCAGCAAAGAGTTACAAGACGCAATCGTTAAGAACGCAGAGCGTATGTTTGACAAGCAGATGGATGCCGCAAAGGGCAACATCAATGCGACATGGGGTGACCGCATTTATGAAATCATCCATGCCAAGTACATCCCTGCGATGAACGCATTACCGATGCACTTTTTCTCTACCACATGGGAGATGAAGGTATCGAAAATCAACGGCAAAGATGTTGGTGGATTGACTTGCAAGTTAACCGCCGAGCGACCTGTACCCAATAGCCTACCCAAAGATGTACCTGCCAAGGGTAAAGACTACTATGGCTACGAGTTAGTAGGTCATGAATGGGAACAGATAGAGCAAGAAATTGCAGACTACCGAGCAAGTATTGCCGCAGTAGCAGAGAAGAAGAAAGCCTTTGTCGAGTCAGTCAAGAAGGTAATCAACGCACATGCAACCCTTGCCCCTGCCCTCAAGATGTGGCAACCCCTGTGGGATTTAATCCCCGAGGAGTACAAGGAACGCCACCGCCAAGTGGTAGAGCGTGAGAAGAAGGAAGTCAAGGTAGACGTAGACCTGACTGCCCTCACCGCACAAGTTGCTTTCCACAAAATGACACGATAAGGAATTGATATGCGCACAGATAAACTTTCATACAACGATGTTGCCGAGTGGTTTACTAAGGCACGTAACCCCGATTCAGGTAGACCAGTCATGTCATGGGCGAGGATGTTTAAGGTTGGTGATACATACGAACTGCGACATGGCAGTACCAAGGTAGGTGTGTTCACACCTGACAACAAGTTTACCTTTACCTTGTCCACACAACAGGCAAGAAGTTCGAGTGTTACCCTAAGCCAAGCACTACAAAGAACCATCCCCTTTGTGTGGTGCAGAGTTGGTATGGGTAAGTATCGGATTAAACCTACGCCAAAGTTGGAAGAATACAAAGCCAAGAACCCTGACGCATACGCATGGCATTACTTCTCAGAGCAAGAAGGTTATGAGTTGTTCGATGGTTTGTGTTTCGACTTGAATACTTACGAGCCAGTAAATGCACGACCAAAGATGAGCGATACCATTGACCCTGTAAAGCGTAAGGAATGGCTAGGTTCATTACGTAAATTCAAACGAGCGGTGAAGGTACGAGCACGACTAGGTGTACTTGATTCTCTGATACAAGAAGTTGCACAGGAACGTAGCAAACATCGTTCCCGATATGATTGGGAAATGCCCGACTGGAATACTGACACATGGCAGGATATGCTATACACTTCAATAAAGAATTCAGAGTGTTCGACCGAGTTACTGAAGGGTATAGTCAAGTCAGTTTCCACAGGCTATTACAAGTCTAGTATCTCTGTCGATGATGTACTTAAAGAGTGCGACAAGATATGCACCAATTACAGCGTAGAGATACGCCGTAAGTTCGGTGTGTTTGACGGAGATAAAAGTGAAGTGCCCATCATGCAACATACGAATGAAATGCCTAGACACACGGTGGAACAAGACCGTGAATCAGACAAGGCGCAAATGGAAATGTAACTGTGGGGCAAGGGGTACTACTATCGAATCATGGGAGAGTACCCCTACCCGAGTAACACATAAGCCAAAGCCCAAGCCTGACTACAAAAAGATAGACGTTGAGAAGTCTACGGATAAGTTGATGACTGCGTTCTACGGCAGACTTGAGAAGCCAAAGAAGCAGAAACAAGTTGAGGTAAAACATAAACCAACCAAGGCTATGTTTGAGGATGTCGAAGATAGTAGGAACTATGACGACTACTCTGACTTAGGTATTGACATTCCTAAAGGAGATGAATGGTGATTCTTTCGCAAGGCAAACTCGCTGATGGTTTAGTGGATGACCTACTGCAAACCATTCATAAGTATGACGAAACTCTTTACATGGCAACAGTCATTGGTGTACTGGAGTTAGTCAAGCAACAACTGATAAACGAGAGCGTGGAGAATAGCGATGACGATTGATACCAAGAAACGTGATGGTGCTTACTACGACTTCATTGGTAGGGTAGCCTACGAAGATGATGGGGGATGGAGTAAGGATGTATGGGATGCGGCATGGGCAGAGCAACAGAAGGACATTGACCTTTTACATGCACGGGTCAAGTTGTTGGAAGAAGAATGTGCGTGGCTTAACTCAGTAGGAAAAGACAAATGAAAAAATCTAAATCAATGAAGGTGGCAGAGTATTTCTTGAAGTACCCTAATGCAGTTCCCAAAGATGTTGGTGCGAAGTTCAAGATGCACATGCCACAGGTGTATGGAATACGCAAGCGGGTGCTTAGTGGTGCGCTAGATAGCGTACTACCTGATGTAGTTAATCCACAGATTACTGATGCAGTAACCCAGTTCACACCAAGCAATAAAGCAGATGACTTGCAGATTGGTGGCGACCATTACAAGAACATGGGGATACAACCTTGGAAGGCTATGGAATCTTGGATGACACCCGAGGAATTCCGTGGATTCTTGAAGGGTAACTCAATCAAATATCTTGCACGTTGCAATGCCAAGGGTGGCGTTGAGGATGTGAAGAAGGCAAGGCATTACATCGACAAACTTGTTGAGGTGATGAATGATTATGACGCTGATTGATGCCTTATGGTACGGACTTAAATTCGCAATCTTCACAATAGGTTCGGTTGCCGTATTGGTAGCCGCCTTTGTCTTGATAGTTATATGGCTTGAGCGTAGAGAAAGGAACCGCCGTGGAGACAGATGAACTACGTGAGCGGTGGCGTGAGACTGCCCAACATGGAGGGGGGTATTGCCCTGTCTGTGATAGGTGGGGTAGCGTATACCGCATCAACCTAAATGAAACAATGGCGAAGTCACTGATATGGCTGACGAGAACACCACATGCTGATGTGAATGGTTGGGTAGAAGTACCGACCAAAGCACCGACATTTGTTCTCAGGTCAAATCAGTTACCGACCCTTAAACATTGGGGACTTGTTGAGCGTATGCCTAACAACGACCCAAGCAAGAAATTCTCAGGTGTATGGAGAGCAACCGACAAGGGCAGAGCCTTTGCAAGCGGTGCGCTACGTGTGCCCAAGAAGGTCTACATCTACAACGATGTTGTGGAAGCGTGGTCTCCCGAAGATGTATCCATTAGCGAATGTTTCGGTGAGTACTTTGATTACCAAGATGCAATGAGGTCAACATGACACATCGACCAAGTGGAACTATGTGTAGCCAATGCACCAACAAGAAGTTTGATTGCAGTCAACTACCTTTTCAGACTATGACCCCATTCAAACAAGATAAAGACGGAGTACTTGTAGTCCGATGCACTGCGTATAAGAAGGAGAATCAGTAATGGACATAGTAACCATCGACTTTGAAACGTACTACGACCAACTGTTTTCGTTGTCCAAGATGACGACAGAAGCGTACATACGTAGCGATAAGTTTGAGGTCATAGGCGTGGGGGTTAAGGTCAACGATTACCCGACCGACTGGTATAGCGGTAATGATGTTGGCAAATTCCTCAAGTCTCTTGACTATAAAGACAAGGCAATCCTTTGTCACAACACCGCCTTTGATGGTGCGATATTGTCATGGCACTTTGGAATCAAGCCTAAGTTGTGGCTTGATACGATGAGCATGGCTAAACCTTTCCACAACATCACGGTGGGGGGTTCACTCAAAGCACTTGCTACTTACTATAACTTGGGGGCTAAGGGCGAGGAAGTTATCCAAGCCATTGGCAAGCACCGCATGGACTTCACTGCTGAGGAACTTGCACGTTATGGTGAGTACTGTAAGAACGACGTAGAGTTGACGTACGCATTGTTCAACAAGTTGAAGCGTGGCTTTCCTGTCAGTGAACTGCTGGTGATTGACCAAACCCTGCGCATGTACACCGAACCAACCATCGAGTTGGATGTGGATGTGTTACAGAAACATCTTGAGGAAGTCATTGAACGCAAGCGGTTGCTCATTGATGACCTTGGGTTGACTGGTATCAGCAAGGATTCAATCACAAAGACATTGATGAGTAATCAAATCTTTGCGAAGTACCTTGAGAACTTGGGTGTTGAGCCGCCAACAAAGACGAGCGCAAGGACAGGCAAGGAAGCCTACGCTTTCTCAAAGACAGACAAGGCTTTCACAGACTTGTTGGAACATCCTGACCCACGAGTTCAGAACGCGGTCGCGGCTCGGCTCGGGGTGAAGTCCACTCTAGAGGAGACCCGAACCCAGTCTCTAATAGAGGTGGCGGGGCGGGGTCGGCTCCCAATCATGCTCAACTATTATGGTGCGCACACAGGCAGGTTCTCGGGCGGTGACAAGATGAACTTGCAAAACTTACCTGCACGTGGAAACAATAGCATCCGCCGTGCATTGAAAGCACCCAACGGACAAGTTCTTGTGGCGTGTGATTCGTCACAGATTGAGGCCCGCATGGTTGCGTGGTTGGCAGAGCAACATGATTTAGTCGGTGCGTTTGCCGAAGGTCGTGATGTCTATTCCGAGTTTGCCAGTGAGGTATACGGACGCACCATAACAAAGTCTGACAAGGTTGAACGGTTCGTTGGCAAGACCTGTATCTTGGGGCTAGGCTACGGCATGGGTGCTGAGAAGTTTAGGCGCACACTAGAGATAGGACAGGGTGGTATCTCTGTCAAGATTGAACTGCATGAGGCTGACCGCATTGTGCGTTTGTATCGGCAGAAGAACCACAAGATTGTTTCTCTGTGGAACAAGTGTGGCAACTCGTTGGGTGGCATCCTTGCAAGACAGAGCGGTGTCATTGGCAAGATGGTGACCTACGATGAGCAAGGCATACGCTTACCCAATGGGTTCTATATCAGATACCCTGCGCTACGTGCAACGGCAAACGGCTATGAATATATTTCAGATGCCCGAGCCTATCGCAAAGCCGTCAAAGACCGTGTGTTGTCAGGCGAGATGAGCGAAGTTGATTGGACAAAGATTTACGGTGGCAAGGTCACAGAGAATCTTGTGCAAGCCCTCGCTCGTATAGTTGTTGCAGAACAAATGGCGAAGATTGGGCAGCACTACCATGTGGTGTTTCAAGTCCACGATGAAATCATCATCGTTGCCCCGGCAGCCGAAGCGTCAGACGCAGAGAAACTTATTGTCGAAACAATGTCAACCCCTCCCGTGTGGGCACAGGACTTACCAGTCTCATGTGAATCGGGTATGGCAGAGAACTATGGAGATACATAATGAATCAGGTGACAAACTTAACCAAGGTGGTAGAGGACAAACGCAAAGCGGAGGTTCTCGAAATCATGCGCAACGCAAACGACAAGGTTGAAGCAGAGGGTGCGAGCAACGTGCTCATCCTGCTCAAGACCGATGGTGTCTACACAAGATTCTCCACAAGCATTGACGATGTGATGGAGGTGGTAGCCCAGTTGGAACTGTTGAAGTACGACATATTGCGCCGTATGCACGACTGATGTATACTGGATTTTCCAATTAAACAGAGAACCCCAAGGACACCCCGAGGGGCTACAACCTATGCGCCTGTCCCATTCATACTCGTCAATTAAGTTGTACGAGAACTGTCCGTTGCGGTACTACCGACAACGAGTTCTGAAAGATGTTGTGGATGAAGGCGGTGAAGCAAGTAAGTATGGTGAAAGAATCCATGCCTTCTTGGAGACCCGCCTGAAAGAGAACTCCCTGCTACCACAGGAGGTCGCCCATTACGAACCATTGTGCGCATCGGTGGAGCGCATCTCTCAGGGCGGTGAGTTACACATCGAGAAAGAACTTGTGCTGAGTGATAACCTTACACCTACTGGGTGGTGGGACGCAGACGCATGGATTAGAAGTAAACTTGACATCCTTGTAATAAACGGTAACATGGCAAACGTCATGGACTGGAAAACAGGGAAGCGAAAGGCTGACCAGTTTCAGATGCAACTGTTTGCCGCCCAAGTGTTCAAACACTTCCCCGAGGTGGATGTGGTCAAGACCAGTTTGGTATGGCTCAAGACGTTTGAGATTGACACAGAGACGTATCAGAGGTCGGAGGTCAACCCGATATGGGCTGACATTATGAAGCGAATCCAACGCATCCACAGTTCGTTAGAGCATGACAACTGGCCTGCCAAACCAAGTGGCTTGTGCAGGTACTGCCCCGCTCGACACGACTGTGACTACGCTAGGGTTTAACCTTACTTGACATTCATGTAAAGGGATATATAATGAGTGCAACAACACCCGAAGGCAAGGTAAAACGTAAGGTTGTTGAGGTCTTGAAGCGACATGGTGTATGGTACTTCTTCCCTGCCAACAATGGGTTTGGGAAGGCAGGTATCCCCGACATCATTGCGATTGTCAAGGGTCAGTTTGTTGGTGTGGAAGTGAAAGCCGATAGGACGAAGAAGCCTACGGCATTACAGGTGAAGTGCGGTGAGGAAATCCAACGTGCCCAAGGATGGTGGTTCGTTGTTTGCGATGTTGAATCACTGTACTCGTTGGAACAAGCGATAGAAGAAAAACTTTACAGGTGACGACATGTTGGTAGTGGAAAAGGCAAGGACACTTGCCCTTAAATTGAACAACCCCAATCGGGTACTCGACAGTATCCCGACTGCTAAGACTGTGGAAGTGCGTGGCATACCGCTCGTGCTGACCCCGCACAGTCTTGACGAAGTGCGTGTGTTAAGAAACCTTGGCATCAATGCACCCTCCCCCATCTTGCACTACTACGACTGGTGCGGACAGTACACACCGTATGAGCATCAGAAACAAACTGCGGCGTTCTTGACGCTACACCCAAAGGGACTTGTGCTCAACGAGATTGGCACAGGTAAAACACAATCATCTTTGTGGGCGGCTGACTACCTCATCAAGACCAAGCAGGTGAAGAAGGTTTTGATTCTGTCTCCACTGTCCACGTTGGAACGTGTGTGGGGTGACGCTATCTTTACAGGCTTTCCCCATCGTAGGTTTGTGGTTCTGCATGGCACTGCTGAACGTAGAAAGAAACTGCTCAAGACTGAGGCTGACTTCTACATCATTAACCATGACGGATTCCCCATCATCTCTGAACTTGCACATGGAATGTTTGACCTTGTGATTGTTGACGAGGCGGCAGTGCTACGCAACCCATCGACACAACGCTTCAAGGTATTCCGGAAGTGGATGGACAACAATACGTCAACACGTTTGTGGTTGATGACTGGAACCCCGACTCCTAACGACCCGACAGACGCATGGGCATTGGCTAAGTTAGTCAATAGTCCGTTCTGCACCAAGACGTTTACGGCTTTCCGTGAACAGGTCATGATGAAAATTGCGCAGTGGAAGTTCGTGCCTAGACCCGAGGCAGTTGATGTTGTTAAACATATCCTCCAACCTGCGGTGCGCTACACACGTGACGAGTGTTTCGACTTGCCTGACACAGTGATTCAAACTCGACAGGTCGAACTCACCCCCGAGCAGAAGAAGCATTACACACAGATGCTGAGACATTTTGTAACTGAGATGTCAACGGAGGGCACAATCACTGCGGTCAATGAAGCAGTGAAGATTCAGAAGTTGGTTCAGATTGCGTGTGGCGTAGCCTATGGCGACGATGGACGCAACATTGAACTCGACTGTACACCACGTATCAACTTAGTGAAGGAGGTGATTGAAGAAGCAGGAGAAAAAGTAATTGTATTTGTACCACTGACCGGAACTCTGCACATGTTGGAGAAAGAGTTGTCGAAGCACTGGACTGTTGGAGTTGTGAACGGTGAGGTTTCCTCAACTAAGCGCAATCAGATTTTCCAAGATTTCCAAGAAGCCAAAGACCCACATGTGTTGATTGCTCACCCCGCAACGATGGCGCACGGACTTACATTGACTGTCGCGTCAACGATTATCTGGTATGGGCCAGTGACAAGCAACGAACAATATGTTCAGGCGAACGGTCGCATTGAGCGTATCGGCAAGAAGCACACATCGAACGTCATCCACATCGAGGCGACAGACCTTGAGTACAAGATGTATGAACGATTGAAGAACAAGCAGAAACTGCAAGGCTTGCTTCTTGATTTGATTCAACAACAAACAAATAGGTGACACTATGACTGTAAACGTAGACGATGTGGTCGCAACATACATGAAGTTGCGCTCACAAAAAGAATCCATTGAGGCAGAGGTGAAAGACCGTGTGTCCGTAATCAAAGCCAAGATGGAGAAGTTAGAAGCATGGATTAAGGAACAGGCTGATGCTCAAGGCGTTACCAGTTTCAAGACCAAGCATGGCACTGCCTTTCTCACAACAACTGACTACGCCAATGTAGCGGACTGGGATGCCGTACTGGATTTCATTCGCACACAAGAAGCGTTTGACATGTTGGAGAAACGCATTAGCAAGATTGCCGTACGTGGATATATTGAGGCGAACAAAGCAGTCCCGCCCGGGGTCAACTACGGCACGAAACTGGAAGTAAATATCCGTAAGCCTGTCGCTAAAGTGGAGGACTGAGCCATGAGTATCAAAGGATTTTTTGGTAAGGGGTTGGTGTCGCTGATTAAGTCACACCAAGACGAGGCTAACAGACTGGGGGCAGAGATGTCACCACGAGTTGCCACAGATATGGAACGCATGTTCGGTAACTGTGCACCCGCAGTAGTTGCGTTCAGAATTGAAAATGGTTTTGTTGTTCGGACAGTAAGCCACGAAGAAGCGTACGAAGGTAGACGACAAGGTGGATTCACTTACTGTAAAGACCATCAAGAGATTGCTGAACACATCGTAGCCACCGAAGCCAAGCGTGTATTGGGTATTGGTGACGAGTATCAAAGAGAAATGTTTGCCGCTGAGAAAGCACGAGCAGTGGCGGCACAAGGTTTAGTTGGTGGAGGCGGATTCGCTCAAGCCAAACGTGCAACTAATCGTATTTAACCCGCTCAACAAAGGAGAATTTCTATGAGCAATATCGTATCCCTTGCCAACGTGCAAGTCCCCGCCCACCTCGCTCAACGTGTTGGTGTTCCATCTGCCCTGTCTCAATCACTATCCGGTGGTATCGGTGGTGGTGAAGCGTTCCCACGTATCAGCATCAAAGGCAGTCGCTTCCGTATTGTCGAAGGCGGTACAGAGACCGTACTCGATACAACTTCTTTGGACGTTGTTGTCGTAGGTGCGAACCCCCGTCTGTCGAAAACTTGGTATGCAAAAGCATGGACACCTGAGAGTGAGCCTTCTTCACCTGACTGCTTCTCTTTGGACGGCGTGTCGCCTGACACTGCAAGCACTGACCCACAGAACGACCTGTGCGCATCTTGCCCACAGAACGCATGGGGTAGCAAAGTGACTCCGCAGGGTAAACAAATCAAAGCATGTTCTGACCAAAAGCGTTTGGCAGTCGTGTCTGCTGACGACCCAACAGGGCCTGTATATTTGTTGCAGGTTACTCCTGCCGCATTGCAAGGCTTGGGTCAGTATCAGAAAGAGTTGTCACACCGTGGCATCCCTGCTGAGATTGTCCGCACTCGTATTGGTTTTGATACCGATGCGTCATTCCCCAAACTGAAGTTCTCGTTCGGTGGCTTCCTTGACGAAGCAACACAGGGCGATGTTGACAAACTGTTTGGCTCGGATGAAGTCCGTCAAATTACTGGTGAATTGCATGTCGCGGCCCAGCCTGTGCCGAAGATTAGCGCACCACAACAAGTTGCACCGAAACCCGCACCAGTTGCGGCGGCTCCTCAACCCGCTCCTACCCCCGTGGCGGAACCCCAACCCGAAGCACCCAAGCGTGGTTTCGGTGCACCTAAAAAGGCGGCGGCATCCCCTGCCCCTGCTCCTCAGGCTAAGGCTCAGCCTGCCCCTGCCGCAACTGCCCCATCTGCCGCATCGTTGGCTGATGAGATTGCCGCACTTGTCGGTGAGGTGAACGCAGATGACGCCTAACCAAACGCCTATTGACTTCACAAAAGTCGAGGCGTTGCGGAAGCACATGTTGTTGACGACCAATGACATGGCTTCTGCGTTCGGTGTTTCCCGCATGACGTACTATGGATGGGTTCGGGGTAAGCCCCTACGCAAGTCGAGTGACGAAGCCGTGAGGACTGTGCTAAAAAGGTTACTTTCGGTGATGGTTGACGACAAGTGGCCTACTCCTGACGTTATTGCGATGGAGCAGAAACAACGAAAAGAACGCCTTGACGAATTGATGAAGCGTTTTGATTGAGGAAATGGGGGGCTAACCACCCCCCAACAAACGGGGATAACATGGACACGCTGAGTTTTTTGCAGCGAGTACTACCAAGTGAAGGACTGTATTGCATTGCTAGTTTTGAGGACGGAAATCCAAAACCACGGCACGGTTACTTTGACTCAGTAGAGAAACTCGCAAAGGTTTCACTAGCCTTAAATAGTAGGGGGCAGAACACATACTACGCAATCTCCACCTTCTTGACGAAGGAAGGTAGACGCAAGCAGGACAACGTGCAACTGACCAAGGTGTTGGCGATTGATGTTGACTGTGGCATTGGGAAGAACGGAAAGCCCAAACCTTTTGCCGATGCAAGCGAAGGTGCTCGGGCACTGGTTAAGTTTGTGCAAGCAGTTGGACTTCCGATGCCGATGATTGTTTCGTCAGGCAATGGTCTGCATACATATTGGGTGATGACTGATGCCGTGACTCCGGCCCAGTGGAAGCCACTGGCGAACGCACTTAAAGCGGCGTGTATCCAACATGGGTTCACACCGGACATTGGCGTAACAGGTGACAACGCACGAATACTGCGACCCATTGGATGCACCAACCCAAAGGGCGGCAAGATAGCCACCTTGTTGCGGGATGCTCCTGATGTGGAGTACGACACACTTTGGCAAGTCCTGTCACCGTTTGCCTCAGGCTCATCCTATGAGCCACCCGAACAACAGACACGTACCAGTACGTTGTTGGATGCTATGGCGGTTAAGCACGAGTACGCACCTGCTAATGCGGACAAGATTGCGGAGAAGTGCCAGCAGATTAAATGGGGGACTGAGAACCAAGAAGATGTTTCAGAACCCTTTTGGTGGAAGTTGATGGGCGTAGCCGCCTACTGCAAAGACCCGATTGAAACGGCTATCAAGTGGAGTGAGAAGTACAGTAAGTTCAACCAACAGGAAGTTGTTAGCAAGGTTGAGAACTGGAAGGACGGCGCTACTGGCGCAACATGGTGCGAGAAGTTTTCGCTTGAGCGGCCTGACGGCTGTAAGGGTTGTAAGTTTAAGGACAAGATTAAAAGCCCGATTGCTTTGGGCACACAGTTTGCCGAGGTCAAATCAATGGCGGCATTGGCTGACCCGATTGCGGCACAAGTTCCATTGCCACGTGGGTTCAAGAGAACCACGGATGGTATGAAGTATGTGATTGACGACACAGATGTTGATGTGTGTAAGTTCGACCTGTACCCGGTGGGCTATGGAAAAGATGAAGGACTTGGCTACGAGGTTGTTCGCTACATGTGGAATAGACCGCACGTTGGGTGGACAGAACTTGTACTGCGTCAAGCCTACCTGACTGATGGAAGTCGGGAGTTTTCCACTGCGATTGCTGACCAAGGCATCGTGCTTTTTAACAAGAACCAAACGAACTTTTTCCAAATGCTACTACGCTCATACATGGAGGAATTGAAGCAGAAACGAGGATTGACTAATCTGTATTCGTCGATGGGTTGGAAGGACGACTACACACAATTTGTTCTTGGTAACACCCTGCTTCGCCGTGACTCCAACGGCTCTGTCACAGAAGAATCTGTGAACCTTGCATCATCCATCAACAAGGTGGGTGAGGATATGTACGCCTGTAAAGGCAACCTGCAAGAGTGGGTGAACTTCACCAGTATCTTGCAGAAGGGTGACCTCAAACTGCACAAGTTCCTGATTGGGTTTGCCTTTGCTACCCCACTACTCAAGGTCAGTGGACTCAAAGGGTTAACCCTATCTTTGTATGGCAAGACAGGCGGCGGGAAAACCCTAGGTCAGTTGATGATGCAGTCAGTGTGGGGCAACCCTGACTTACTCCACTTCGGTGGCAAGTTCACACAGAACGGATTGTTCAGCCGCTTGGCAATGCACGGCAATCTGCCCATGACGGTAGACGAAATCACCATGCTCGACAAAGAGGAAGCGGGTGACATGCTCTACTGGATTTCACAGGGCAAGGACAAGGCTCGTTTGAACCGCAACGCCGAGGAGAAAGCAGTCAAGGAGTGGCAGACCACGATGACTGTATCGACCAACGAATCGTTCAGCAGTATGTTGTACGCAGGTGGTCACGCTACGGACGCGCAGTTGGCACGACTGATTGAATTCAACGTGCAACCTAACCCACTGTTCAATGACACCAGTAATGTGGGGCGCAAGATTCATGCGTTCCTCATGAACAACTACGGTGTGGCAGGGCGTGAGTTCATGAAACATGTCATGGGCTTGGGCGTAGATGTCATACGCAATATGTTGGAGCACAGTATCAGTGAGTTCCCCAAGAAGTACGGTGTTCAGTTCACAGGTGACGAACGCTTTTGGGAACTGGGAGTTATCCTGTCAGACCTCGGCAACCAACTTGCTACCGAATACGGACTCATCAAGTACGAGTACCGTGACGCAACTGTTTGGGCACTGCAAGAACTGGGCGCAATGAAAACCACAGTGGCGGCAAACAAGGCTACATCATTCATGATACTGGGCGAGTTCGTCAAAGCACACATGGATTCCACTGTGACTGTCATGCACACCCCCGGACAGAAGCCTATGCGGGATAACAACCGACCATATGTTAATGATGTGATTGTCCGTTACGACCTGCATCGCAAGACGTATGACGGCATCTTTGAAAGCGGCTCTGTTCTGATTGAGCGAACCAAGTTGCGCCGTTGGCTATCCCAACGAGGTCATGACTACAAAGCGTTCTTGCGTGAGTTCGAGCAGGAAGGAATCATCGTGACGCCCAAGTCTGAGAAGGCGTACTTGGGTAAAGATATTGGCTTGAAGATTCCGCAGTGCTACGTTGTCGGCATCAACCTCAACCACCCTGAACTACAAGGGGTCTTGGATGATGCACAACAACCTATCGCTAACCTGATGGTTGGTCAGTTGCAAGCCGTTTAGTCGGGGATGCCCGCAAGGGTTTCCTCGTCTACACCATAGAGGCGAAGCATGTCTTTCGCTTCCATGCGACCGCTCTTAGCCGAGGACTTGAGTGCACGGATAGCCAATGGTTTGCTTGCTTCTCGGTAGGCTTGTGACAAGCCACGGTCAAAGTTGCGCATCTCAAGGCGAGTGCCTTTGGTGTCCTCGTTCCAGTCAGACACAAACTTCTTAACCTGAGCCAAGCGTTCAGTGTCGTTCTCCAGTCTTGCCGCCACACCTTCACGGGTGAGTTCGGTTTTAATCATGGACATGTAGGCTTGTTCCTGTCTGTCTGCTGACATCCAGTCCATCTGCATTTGCGCACGACTTGGGTAGAAGCCCATTGCCTTACCAAGCAACTCCCATGTGGAAACATTCTTGGCGACCACATAGCCTTTGTTGTCTAGGATTGCGCCAGTGTCTGCGTACTTCCACGCATCACCCACGTTCTTAATGGCTCGGATAGGGCTATCTCTCAACAACTCTATGGGTGACTGACGACCAGTCGCCACAGCAGGCAGCGTACTTGCACCCCAGTTGAGCGCACCCACGATGAATGAGGTAGGTGCACCTGCTAAGTTCTCAACTTCACGCAGGATTTCATCCTTAGTCGCTGAGGGTTTGAGGATGCCAGTTCCGGGGATGATGTCGCCAAGACCCAAGCGGTTAGAGAACGACCAACCAGTTACATGGTCAAGCAAACCACGCATCATGATTGGGTTAATTTCAGCGGCAAGTTCCGCACCAAATACATCGGCAGTCAAACGAGCAAACTCTTTCTCGACTGAACCAATCTTTAAGCCAAGGCGCTGGCAGAGTGCGTCAAGAATGTCCAACAAGTCGTCAGCACCCGGTAGTCCACGTACCCCAGACAGGAGTAGCAACGAACCTATCATGATGATTCTGCCTTCGTAGTTCATATTTTTGAGCAGTTGAATCATCATGATTGGGTACTGCTTGTACATGTAGATGAAGGCTTGCACACCACCACGGAAGAACGCAGGGCGGTTGTACTGAGCGTAGTCACCTTGCGTAGCGTCCAGTGCTTTGGTGGACATCTCACGTGCTTTTACGTCCGCAATGGATGGGTCACCATGCGTCGCCATCTGCCGCTCATACTCACCACGATATGCTGCTAGGAGTGTGACACGGCGGTTGACCTGCTCGGAGTACGAGAAGGGAAACATCCACGTTTGAATAAATTTTTGGACAGTTGGGTTGCCAGTAATCTTGCGACCCTTACTGGTTCCGGTCATAGCGTTAAACGATGCGGCATCCAAGCGTTGCTGTTCGGTCATGTCACGTAGGAAACGCAACTCACTACCAGTCAGTCCATCCTTGGTGTACTTCGCACCATTCTTTTCCTCTACCTCAAACTCTTTCAGACGAGCATCAAGCCATGCTAAGTCAGCATACTTGGGGTTTGCCGTGTTCATCAAGAACTGGGTCAGCAACTTACCTGCCTTACCTGCGCCCAAGCCAACACCGAAGCCAGTCTTAGGGTTGAACGAGGAGAGGTACGCCCATGAGTTTGTCGGCAGTGAAAGCACTTGCGTGATGCCAGTTGCAATCGAGCCACCTAGTTGGAATATAGCCGCCCATGTACGAGTAGCCACACTCCACTGATTGTTAGACCAAATGTCATCAGCGTGAATAATGTCTCCAGTTGAGTCCATCCATGCAAGCATGGACTTGGCACGCTCGTTGTAGTACTGACCACGTTCGATACGGCGACCGTCTTTGGTGTACTCAACTACGTTGTCTTGGAAGAACTTCTCTTGGAAGTATTCACGAGCCGCAACTTCTTTGGCCTCCCCCGTGGCAGATTCCCACTTGGCTTTCAATGTTGCAAGACGTTCAGGGTTGTCACTCCAGTTGTCAGTATCGTCAAGCACTTCGTCAAAGCGGTGACGGTATTCTTTGTTGGCTGCAACATAGGCTTGCTGCTCCAAGAACGCAGACGAACTACGGACAATATCTTTATCCCAGCCGGGTACACCTGCACGCTGCAAGTTGGAGCGAGCACGGGAGTTCTGACCTGAGACTTTCTGCACAAGAACTTGGCGCACCTCAGGCGACAACTGGATACCCAAGCGACTGAGCGAGTACATGACCTCATCGTAGTGGAGTACGTCCACCAAGTCAGGAGTCTGACGGGTAACTGATGCAACGGCTTCGAGGCGAACCTTTTGCAGATTGCCTTTCTCGTCACGCATGTCGTACTCACCATTGAGCATGGCGTTCAGTTCTTCTTGGTACTGCTCAGCATCTTTCTGTGTGCCTGTCTTGTAGAAAGCCAGTGAGTCTTGTTGACCATCAGCCAACTTAACTGGGTATCTAGTGCCGTCCTTATCGGTTGTGTATGCCTGCACACGGACTTGCCACTCGCCTTCACGAGTAAGCGGTACGTAAGCACCTGCGATTGAACGCTTGGCGTACAACTGGTCGTCATTGATAGAAGCCGCAAACATTGAGCGTTCTTCGATGCGATGCTCCAGTGCCCAGATAGAACTGTTTTTGATTGGGTCTACCTCAGGGTCAATCTGCGTCTGCAACTTAGACCGCATACTCTTAACAAGCGTCTCTACCTGCGTGGGGGTATACCCCGGCATCATACCTTTGAGGTCGTTCAATGCTAGGTCGGAGTAAAACGCACGGGCGAACTTCATACGCAACCACTCAAGGGCATCCTTATTGGAAGTATCCAACAACTTGAGGCGGTTGCCTTGGAACTCTGCACCTTTCATGCGCATCTCATCAAACATGCCAGTGGCATCCTCAATAAATCTACGCTCAACATCCGTAAGTGGTGTAGACTTCTTAAATGCACCCCGCACCCCTGCGGAGATGGCCCTCTTTTGCTCGTAGACTGCGCCAATGTACTTGCTTCGCAGAACGTCAATATGGCTCATTGCCATAGTTTCTACGAACTCGTTATACATCTTCCACTCAACGCTATCTTCCGTGAGGTCTTTGAACCACTCGGGGGTAGGAGCCATGTTGGGCACTTCATACATTGGCTCTTTCATACGCTTGGTGTACAAGCGTTTGGTCTGCTCAATGTCTTGACTGAATTTCTTCTCGTCTCGCTTACGCTCAAGCGCATATTCAGCCTTCGTATCCTCATCAGTTTCAGCGGCAATCTTTTTATCGACACGAGCAAAGGCTGCGTCACGATATTTTTCAATCTTGGCAATGACTGCATCTCGCTCGGTCGCAAGTTCTTGACGGTATTCATCAGTCATCGGTACTTCTTTTGTACCCTGTTGAACTTGGAAGCCTTTCTTAAAATCCTCCACAGACAAACGGCCTGCATCGACCAGTGCTCGGAACGCATCAGGGTTTACATCCAAGATACCGGAGTCTGGGTCAAAAAACACAGGGTTGTCCATCTTGTCCAACTGTGAGTCGGAGATGGAGTTCATCTTAAAGAGCGAACCGTACGCAAGTAACTCACCCGCACGAACTTGTTTCTCCATGTCTGCGCCTTCACCTAGGCCCAGAAACTTGGCTTTGTGAGCAGTCGCCGTACCATCCGCATACTTCTGCTTGTACTGGTTCTGCTTTGCACCTTTGAGTTGGAGCAGTTCAAAAATCTTGGAGAAACCTTTGCTCTTGCGGGCTAGGTTATCCATCGTCTGAATACCATCAAGGACAGACTGCGCTACGTTTGTCACGTTAGACATTACGCCTTTGCCTTGCTTAACGGCTTCGGCTGCACGATTCTTAGCGTCAATGATGTCGCTTACAGCACGAGACAGACCACCATGAATAGCAGCATTACGGTTGAGGTTACCCATTGCGTAAGTCAGCGCACCCTGTGGAGCCATTGCAGCAAAGCGCAACACTTCCACATTGGACTGGTCGTTCAACAACGACTGGTCAATTTCTTTGAACAAGCCTGACAGGTTGACTTCGCTGCGGCCTGTGCCTTGACGCACGTACTTGCGTGATAGTCCAATGAGATAGCGAGCCGCATCGTCGTTGAACTTCAAGCCTATCTTGTTGAGTTGGTCTTTGACCCAGTTCCAAAAACGCAAGATGGTGTTGGTATCCACGGCAGCGGCACGGTCAGCCAGTACTTCTTCAACCGCCTCAAGGAACGGGATACCCCGCCCTGCTGCGTACACCTCTGCTGCCTGCGTCAGTTGTGCATCTGAATCAGCAACAAGTTTGAGGATGGCGTTCAGTGCACGGTCGTTGAATAGACCACGAAAGCCAACGTGACCAAGGGTCTCGTGAGCAATAATGAAGCGGGCTTGTTGTTCTGACTCGATGAAGTCTGCAAACAGAACTACGTTGTTACCCCATGCCATACCTGCGGCATTTACGTGCTCGATGTCACCAGCCTTGCGTGCCTTGGCAGCAGCGGCAAACAACGAGGGGTTAGCCTTTTGCATGTCAGCCAGATTGGAGAACACGTGGACAGTAGGCTTACGGGCAAACTTAGACACCACACGTGCAGCAAACAGACGCAGTGGGCCAGCCTTCATAGGTTCAGTTGGGCGACCGTCTACACGGTAGAACTCTAGGTCACCACGGTCACTACGTGCATTGTCGTACAGTGGGTCATACTGGAGGTCATCCAGTGTGGTCTGTGTTTCTTCATCCTCAAGGTCACGCAATGCCTGTCTAGCATCCTTGTGCTTCTTGACAAATTCTTCTTTAGACATCTTGCCTTCTTCTTTGGTTGCCAACACAAAGTTACTTGTACCGGGAACTTGCACGATGATAGGTTCACCGTCGGAAGTAAAGAAGTCTTTAATGCGTCCACGACCGCTGACTTCAAAGTTGTCGTTGTCTACATCCACGTAGCGGATAAGCGCAGCACGGCGTAACTGGGCTTTGTCCAGATAGCCATTGCGGTTGTTGATGAGGTCAGCCATGCGAATCTCACCAAGGTTCTCCGTAGGAGTGTTGACTGGCTTATTGACCACGGCTTCTTGTTTAGTCTTGGCTCCGGGCTGACGAACCAACGCTTGAACATTGGCATCATTCAACAACCCGTGGTCAGCCAACAAGGAGTACAAGCGAGACTTAGGCCCGATGCTCTCCTCGTTGAGTGCCACTTCCCTTAGTGCGGCTATGAAGTCCCGCTGGGGAATACCTCCGTCTGCCAAGAACCTTTCGGATGCAGTACGGAGATATGCTTTGACGTTTGAAGTCAATGCGTAGGCACTGACGATTTCAAACAGAGCCTCTGCGTAAGCAGCAGGACTCTTTGTAGTTTCGATGGTCTCGATAGCCATATCGAGTTCTTGGTTGGCAAACTTAGTTTCTTCGCTTGCCTCTTGCACGCCTTTCTTTGTGGTGCTCTCCACCACAGCAGGCTGCTGAGTTGTACCAAGAAGTTGTCCGACCATTGCCGCCAGACCACTTGGGCCTTTCTGCAACTTAGCGGCTTTGGCAGGAGTAGCCTTAGCCTTTGCCTCGGACTTTTTTTCTGCACCCTTGGCAAGTTTCTTTTTGCCACCCTTCGGAGGAGTCGGTTCAGTCGGCTTAACTGGAGCCGCAGCCGTGGTGACTGGTGCGTTAGTTACGGCTTCTTGGGTTTGCTTCTTCCCGCGCTGGAGAGACTTGCCGCCACCGCCTGTTTGAGTGCCGCCGCCTTTGACTTGGGTCGTGGGCTGGTTCCCAGTTTGCCCCCCGCCTTGTACTCGTCCATTATCTTCTTGACGTTGGCTGACACTACCTTGTTGCTGCTTCCCTTTTTGAGTGGCATTTGCTTTTCCTTTCTTGAGCACTGCGGCTTTCGCCTTAGTTGCGGTTACTGCCGTAACAGGCGCACCTGTCGGCGGAATCTGTACAGCACCCTGCTGCACAGTCGGAGTAGGCACGGCTTGGCGTGTACCCGCACTCTTGAGTGCTGCCACGGTAGGCTGACCTTGTTGCGTGAACAATGACAACTGACCTGCACGTTGGAACTGTCCGGGGGTAGGAGTACCTTGCACAACTGGAGCGGGTGCAGGCAGTTGCGTGCCGACACCACGGCGCAAACCTTCAGCACGTGAAGGCACTGGCGCTTGTCTGCGGTTGAACAAGGGCATCTGCTGCGGCTGCCGTACAGGCAACGGACGCATAGGAAGTTGTTGCTGTGTGACTGGCTGTTGCTGCTGGGCCGCAAAGTCCAACTGTCGTTGATTCTGAGCCTGCACCGCCAGACGTTGCATGTCGGCTTCACGCTGTGCTTGTTCCTGAGCCTGACGCTGTGCGTAGGCTTCTTGGATTTGGCGTTGCTGAATAGCCGCCTGCAACTGGTCAGCCATTGCAGGATTGAACGCAGGTTGCTGGTTCGTAAACCCAACACCACTTGGAGCAGGAGGTGCGAACTGCAATGCCATTTGCCGTGGGTCAACAGGGACTTGAGGCGAAGGCAATGCCAAGCGGTCAGACGGAGGAGCAGTTACGGCTTGTTGTTCGTACTGCTGGGTCTGAGGATTCCATACCATGCGGGGAGCAAGTTCGCCCGTTTGCTGGCTACGTTGCTGTAACTCACCAATGGTTGCACCGCCAAGGTCAAGCACACCTTGTGCACCACCGAACTGACCGGGGGCTACCTGCCCTGTAAAGATACGGTCAGTAGGTACGGAAGGACGGACTGCGCCATCAGCGCCAGCCACAAAATCAGGGCGTGCACCCATACCACCGACTTGGGTTGGGCCACCTACGGGAGTACCCGGTGGAGGTGGAATGATTGTCAACGCAGTGGATGGAGCAGGAGGCTCAGCAGTCTGGCTTGGATTCAGCAGGTTGGTAGGCTCTTTGGTAATCGGGCCACGGCGTAAGTTAGCCGCTGCACCAAGCACACCGCCAGTACCAAAACCTGCTGCAAATGATTCGTAAAGACGTTTCTGTATTTCAGGCGCAGAAAAGTCCTGCCCTGTGTTGGCAATCAGCAAAGCCTCTTGCCCAAGTTCAGTCGTACCTTCAGCAGTACCACCAGCAACAAAGCCTTTACCTGCACGCTTGAGTAGTTCTGCACCACGCAGACCTTGTGTGCCTAGGAAGGTTTCGCCTTGAATATCACGGAGGGCTTTGCCGCCCTGACGAGCCAGACCGCCTGTGCCAAACAAGCGAGAGGCAAGCAGGAACTCAGGCAAAGATTCAAGTGCTGCATACGGAACAGCGGAAGCCAATGCGGAAAGACGATTGTCTTGCCCTTGGTCACGTTGCTCACCATAGATGTCAGCCACACCCGTGGCGTAGTTCTGCGCCGTAGTGAAGATGGTTGCACCAGCAATACCAGCAGCCTCACGCAGTATCTTGGTTTCAGCAGCGTTAAGTACTTCACCTGCGGCTTTCTTTTTGATAGCCGCAAGAACAGATTGTTTGAAGGTTTCTTTACCAGCCAGACCAGCGAGGGCTGCACCACCACCTGCAAGTGGGCCACCAGCGGCTGTACCTGCAAAGAAGCCTGCGGCGGCAGTAGCAACAGACTCCAGAATATTTGGGCCTTGTTGGGCTACGGTTGCGACCAGCCAGTCAATAGCAGTGTTAGCGTCCTTGACATCGGAGAACTCACGAATGTAAGGCGAGGACTTCTGTAAATCACCACGAATGGTGTCAGTGCCTACCTGAGCATCGACGATGCGCTGACCAGTTTCTTCTGCACCTAAGAACTGCAAGCCTCGACCCGCAAGCATTTGCATATTGTCCAGACCAATGCCAAAGTTCTTCTTGGCAAGTTTGCCTAGGCCGGGGTTCTTGATAGTGCTGAGGTATTGTCCGTAGGAGTTAGGGTCAAGTTGAATCCAGTCGCCGCCCTGTGGCATACCGACACCGGGCATACTCAAGCGGGCTTCGCTTTGCAACGCCAGTGCATCATCATCAGCAGCAAATTGTGCGCCGTTTACAAACAGAGACTTGGTAGACGGGCTGTATGCCACAACCGGAGGACGTTTAATCTCCGGCATGGTGAACTGGCTCTGCTTGACCAACTCCTGCCCAAGAACTGCCGTGTCCACTTGGGAAGGCATCATGTTCTCTGTTCCGCTACGTGGCATCTGCGAGAAACCAGCATAGGGATTGAGCACAGTGTTTAAGTCTGCGCCCATGCTACCTAGGTTGACATCTGCAAATGACAGTCCAGCGGGAGTTGCAGGATTCGCCATAGTTACCTCATTACGGATTTACTAGAAGCCCAGCGACAGGTGGTCTAACCCCTGCCTTCTCTGCTGCGGGGCCGAAGATTGGCATACCAGCAGTAGGCATACCACTTCCGAGCACAAACAGACTTCCGGGCGCTTTGTTGATTGTTTCACCATTCAGGGTAATAGTACCAGCAGACATATCGACAACGCCAATTCGTGTGCCGTCGTTGGAGACTATCAGAGCCTTACCGCTACCATCAGGCGACATTGTGACTTTGACACCAGTGGCGTTCTCAAATGCTGTCTGAGCCATCTTAATGTTGCCAGCGTTAATGTCTTTGGAAATATCAGCAATAAGTTGACGGTTGATTTTGTTGGTGTCGATATAGATTTGTCCGAGAGTTTTTGCACGCTCACCAGTAACGGTCTCCTCAATCTTGAGGCCGGACTCAAACGATTTCTTGAACATGTACTCTTTGAGCGCAGTCTTGCTTGCCAGATACTTGGCGTCCATATCTTCTTTGGCATAACCAATAAGGTCGGAACCAGACACGCCTTGTGCCAAGACTTTGCCGTTCGAGAACAAATCCCACTTACCGTCGCTACGTGGTTGCAGTTGGAGTTTCTGTCCGGTGAACTGACTCCACACACCAACCATACGAGTTGGGTCACCAAAGCGAGTGAACTCAGCCACACCACGGTCGCCCATCATGCGGTACAGGTCAAGGTCGGTGGAGTAAATCTTGCCGATGTATTCCAAAGCCTTGGCAGGGTTACCACTGTTAGCAGCGTTCAGTGCCAGTTGACGGGTGTAGTCCCGCATCTGCAATGCTTGCGTTGTGAACTGGTCGTATACCCTAGGGTCAATCGTGCCAGCCTCAGGCATTTTGATTTGCTTCTTCTCAACGTCCGCAACAGCAGGTGCGCTTACAACAGGCGCAGCGGCGGCAGCAGGAGGGGCAGCAACGGCAGGAGGGGCAGCGGCAGCAGGTGCATTTAGAACCGGAGCAGCAGCAACTTGCTGTGTGCGTGCAGTACGACGACTGTACAAGTCCTGATAGTTCTTAGGCTGTAAATGCAGACCCATTGGGTCTTTTGCAACCGATGGATACAAGTCCATCAAGCGACCAGTGAACTCAACACCAGCAGAAGTGGTTGCTTGCTGTAAGAACTCATTCTGTCCAGTGGTCGGATTCTTCTGCGTACCGGGGCCAGTGCCAAAGACAACGGGATTACCACCCTGCGATTTGACAAACTCAATTTGCTGGGTAACAAAACTTTGCTCGGCTGGGTTGTTTGGTAGACCCGTACCAAGATACACAGTCACACCTTGCAGACTATTCTTGGATGCGTAGTCTTGCAACATAGACAGCACAGCCTTAGGACTTGCACCAGTCTTGTAAGAACCTTCAAGTTTGTTGGCTTTAGCAAAACCTTCAGCCAAACTATCGCCAATGGCAATAGTCTTGGCAGGTGCAGCAGGAACAGCGGCAGCAGGAGCAGCGGCAGCAGGAACAGCCGCTTGTTGAGTACCAGACAACGCGGTTAGTGCGGCGTTGTACAGTGCCACGTAACCACGGTTGTAGTCTGCGTTCATGACTGTACCGTCATGCGCATTGAGTGGGCGACCAAACTGTTTCACTTGGTCAGCATTACCTTGGTATCCAGCACCCCACAAGTTCTTCGGGTTGCCAATGTACTCGTTGTACTTAAGCACCAACAGACCAGCATCAATCTTCCCAGCAGTGTTGAACTGCATATTGCGGGCAGCCTCAACCTGCGCAGGAGGAATCTTGTACTTCTGAATGTTTCCTGCGTTGGTGTACCAGTTCTTCATCAACTGGAATGTGTCAGGCATAACTTGAAGCGGGCCACTTGCACCAGCACCGCTATCTGATTTTGCCGCACCAAAGTTAGACTCAAGACCATACACAGCCAGAGCCGCAGCAGGGTCTACTTGGAGTGCATCCGCACGAGAAAGAATCTGTTTAGTTTCTGCTTTCTCCAGAATCTTAGGCAGCATCGGAGCCAACTGCTCGACACGCTTATCAGTAACCTTAGCCGAGTTGGTGACAAACTTCTCATCAAACTTCTTGGGCGCAAGTTTTCCGCCAACAGCCTCAGGTGCTGCGGGCAGTTGTTCTGTGCGTGTCTCGGCTTGGCGACGGGCGTCACGTATAGGAGCCTCTGACATAAAGGCAGCGTAGAAACCCATTGGGTCAAGTTTGGCTTGCGCCAAAGCCTGAGGGTTCTGCATAAAGTATGCAAGCGACTCGTCGCTACGGAACCAGTTCATTGCCGCAGTAGCGATGTCTCGTTTCTCAGCCGTAGTCTTGTCGTCAAAGAAGTATCCATACAGTTGCCCAGACGGAGCACCTGCCACACCATACTTACCAATGGCAAGACCAGTGGCAATCTGTTCACGTTGCTGAATAATTGCGCTACGTGCTGCACCTTCTTGGCGAGACCGTTGGAAACCAGCGGAGTTCGGGTCAATCTTAGGAATACCTTCAGCATCAACCAAACCTGCACGACTAGGAAGATTGGGGTTGAAGTCAGGCACAGTCAAATGTGCTGCCTGACCTTGCCCGTATTTACGTACGGCATCAGGAAGTTGCAACCCAGTGCGTTTCTGCCAGTCTGCAATGTTTTGGTCGGGGATAGGTGAACGCAACGGAATGTTTGTACCCGGAACAGTGGGGACATCTGTCCGTGCTTCAGGCAATGCAACTCCAGCAGAGGAACTAGGCGCAGGTGCAGGTGCAGGTGCAGGTGCAGGTGCAGGTGCAGGTGCAGGTGCAGGAGCAGGTGCAGGTGCAAGAGCCGCAGGAGCCGGAGCCTCTACTGGAACTTGGCGAACATCCGTGCTGTAAAACGGGTTGTAGTTCTGCGCAGGATTAAAGTTAAGCCCAGCAAGCATTTGCTGGGTTGTCTGGGTATCTTGCTGGCGGTTCAACTCCTCACGGTTAATCGCCTGCATCCGCATTTCTTCAATGCGTGATTGCCATTCAGCACGTTCTGCATCTCTCTGGCGACCAGAGATAATGCCCATGCTGCTGGCGGTTTGACTTAGATTGAGCGCCATGTTTGTGCCCCCTTAACCAATCTTGATGGTCGTGCCGGATGCTTTTGCTCCACCAGTAAAGCCACCAAACAAGTCCCCAATGTCTCCAGCAGCAGCACGACGGCGGCGGTCAGCAGCGTCATACATGTTGCCAAGGTAAGAGGCATACTGCATGTTAGAAGCCTCTGGCCCGACGTTGGGTAGATTCGATAGACCTGCTTGCTTAAGCCTAATTCTGTTTTGCTCCGCAGTATCCATACCTTGCAGATACGCAGTCTGAGCACCAGTATCAATGCCTAAGTTGAAGCGACGTTCTTCAGCGCGGCGTAGACCAGCACGACGAGAGTCGATACCACGCAAGGCTTCAGCCTTAGCGCGAGCACCTGCGTTCTGAACTTGCCGAGAAGCACGTAGACCAAATGTCTCAGGGTCAAAGTAGCGAGACTCACCAGCCAACTCCAACGCTTGAGAAAGTTTTTGGTCAAACAGTGCTTTGTTGGTAGTACGCAGATTTTCAAGTTCAGTTTTTTGCTGCGCAACCAAGGCTTTTTCTTCTTCGCTCAAGCCATCACCAGCAATCTGGGAACCAACCAGTTGCCCAGCCGCACGGAGAAGGAGGTCAGCCTGACTTGATGGGTTAGTAAGTTTCTGCTTAAGTGCTTCAGACAATGTAGCAGGAGCCGCTGCTTGCGCAGGGCCACCAGACGTACCAGCAGTACCACTTGTGCCACTTGTACTTGCACTTGCGGGCGCAGCAGTTACGTTAGAAGCGTAGGCCGGACTGAACGCTGCACGAGCAGCAGCCGCATTTTCTGCAACAGCCGACACTGCCTGCCCAGATTGCGCATACGCAGGAGAGGTCTGAGTAGCAAAGTCAACACCAGTAGTGCCCGCATTAACAACAGGTACATTCAGTCCAGCGTTGTAGTAACTGGATGTGCCAAGGTTGGCAGCATTACCACCCAATGCAGTAGGTGTGTTAACAGACAGTGTCCCAGACGCTTGGATAGCGTTGGCTGCGTTTTGTACGTTTCCTGCACTACTTAGTTGCGCAGCCAACTCACTGTTAACCTGACCACCGTAAGCAATAGCAGATGGGTCAACAGCCGTTCCATTAGCCAGCAAGTAACCTTTGGTAACTGGGTCGTAAGTAGCAATAGCAGAAGTACCATCACCCAAGTTTGCAATACCAAGGGTAGTAGTTGGTGTACCTTGTACTGGGCCAACGTAACCGGGTGAACCGGGAGTAGTCGCAACAGGTGTACCACCCGCACTACCTGCAAGTTGGGGTGCGCTAAAGTATCCAGAGATACCTGAACCCAAACCGCCCATCAATGCGCCACGGCCTACATCACCACCAGTCGCCGCAGCAGCAACCGCGCCAAGACCAGCACCAACAATCGCAGAGCCAACCACAGAGCCAACAGTAGCCGCAGTAGCAGCAGTAAGACCAGCACTTGCCGCAGCACCAGCAATCGCACCGGATACACCGATGGACGCAGCAATCGCAGGAGCGACGAACGGAACAGCAACCGCAGCAACAACTGCGACTACTGCTTTAAGTCCACCGCCACCACCTTGCGGGCGAATACCCATTGCTTTAACCAAAGCCTTGCGCTGCATAGGCGGGATGTCCCCACCAAATGCAGCCTCAGGTAAATCAGGAATACCCATCATTGCCATCTGTTTGGCACTGGGCATACGAACAAAAGTTGTTGCGCTCATTTCATAGCCTCCGTTAATTCAAGTCGCATGTGTGTATACACAGGCTTAAAACCGTATTGAGAAATAACCCGCTCCATTGCTGGGGACACCCATCCCTCAATGACTCGGACACTATTCATATACGCCCAACCACAAAGCATCTTCCAATACTTTGCATGTAGAGCGTCTAAATCACTACCACCAAGCGCAACGATGTTCATTGCAGGCAGTTTGGGGTAGTGAATAATTTCTAACACCAGTGCTAACTTCACACTCTTAGTGATTGTTTTATCACATTTGACAACAAATATATACATCTTTCCTTGTAGGGCAGCGTTGTATATATCGTCAATCGTCATCTCACCGTGCATCGCACGTTTTACACATCGCTCTAACAGAGGTTTTGTAGCAGGCCAATACGTGTCGAAATGCTCCTTCGTAGAAAGAAGAAGTGGTTCAAACTCATCGAGAGGTATCGGGTCAAACCCTGCTGGTAGAGTACTCATGCGTCTTGGTATTTCTTGAGAAGTGCGTCGAAGAAGTCTTTACCTTTAGCCTGTACCACTTTGGCAGGGATTACATACTCACCTGCGGATACACGAATAGGAATACTATCGCTAGTACCAGTGCCGGGGCCACTAACTTTACCGCCCTTTGCAGCATGGTCACCCATGTGTACGTAACCACCAGAAGCCATGCTCATCATAGGCTGGTCGCCCATCGGAGCACCACCCATCGGAGCACCACCTGCACCTTGTTGAGTGCTACCTTGCACCGCACGAATAGCAAGCAGCAGCACAAAGATTAGACCTTGGTCGTATTCAGGGGACAAATCTTCTTCAGTCGCCATACCTTGTTGAATAGCAAACTGGCGAATGTAGGTATACATCTCAGGGTTTTGAAGTGCAGTCATAGCAAGTTGACCTGCCATGTTGAGTTCCTCAGGGGTAATCTCTCCGGCTTGGAAGCCAGCCATGATGGCTTGTTGAATACGTGCGACTTCTTGGGGTTGCTTGCGCATGAACTCTTGGAGTTGCATCTCGATTGCTTGAGGGCTTAGACGCTCTTGAGGTTTACCAACACCAGAAGGGCGCATAGGCATACCACCAGCACCGACCATACCGCCTTCGGCGTAAGTAGGTTGGAGACGGAAGTCAAGAACAGGTGCACTAGGGTTTGAAGCCACTGTGCCAGTTTGAATTGGAGCCGCAATGTTTTGCTCGTTGACAGTGACGTTAGGTGTACCTGAACCCAATAGACCTTGCAACGATGCAGGAAGGTCAAGCGACGTAGTAGGTGCGGGAAGTTCCGCACCCATACCCGGCGCAGTCGGGGTAGGTGTCATTTGCGGCGCAGGAACACCAGTTAAGTTGGTAGCCAAAGCGCCTTGCACCGTAGGCTGTCCGGCCTGTGGGACGGACGACGGAGCCTTGGGAGCCATATTTAGAATCTGAAGAACTGGGTTATTGCCTGCCATGATTTATCCTTTCAATTGGGAAATGAGCGTGTTAACGGTCGCCCGCAAATTCGCAACGTCATTGGCAAGCAACTGAACATCACTGATTAACTTGCCGTAATCGTCTAAATCTGGTACTCGTTGCCCGCTAATAGTATACCCGTTACCTGTTGCAGATACACGAGTAAATGTTGCTGTTGGTGCGGATTTGACACCAATGTTTCCTTTGGTGACCGCTGCGCTTTGTAGGTCTGCTTCGCCACGGATACCGCAAAGCAACTCGACATCTTCTTTCAGTGCATTGAGCAGTTGGGACTGCCAGTCTGTAACTGTACCTGAAGGTATAGAAGGGATTGCTGTGAACCGTGCCATTATGCAGCCCTCAATCCAAATGGGGTTTCCCCTATGTGCACCGCACGAACTCGTGCAGAACCAGATACCGCTACCTCAAACGTGTCAGAGCGGTAACCTGTGGGAAGCCTAAAGATGTCGTCTGAAGATACTGTACCTTGGAATATCAGTGTCTTATCTGCCCAGATGCGGAATGTGACTGGTAATACCCCTGCCACAGTTTTAAATGAGCGAGTAATATTGTCACCGTTGATAACAGTGGAATTCAGTGTGCCTGAGTTCTCAATACGCACGCCCAAACTTGTTACTCGGTCATATGGGCCGTTCATGTCGCCAAGACCCTTGAAGCACAAAACTGTACCGGATGTATCAGCAGTTGTACCAGTTGCTGTACCAACACTAGGGTATGTAAACGTCGTGGAATTTACAACTGTGATGACTGCATCTGCGGCGTTGAACGTAGACGACAGACCACCAGTAAATCCAGAAATAGTAATCTTGCTGCCAGTAATGAACCCATGTGCGCTGGCGGTCACAATCGTAGCGACGTTGGCTGCACGAGCATACGACGCTGTTTGAATCGGCGTAGCGTAGTCATTCCACACTTGAAGGTTGTACGCGGGTACTCCAGCGTTGTACGCTGCAATAGCCTCGGCTTCGGCGTCAGGTGTAGCGTAGTCTGCAATCACACGGGCTGCACCAATGTTGAGGTAGTCCTTGGTCACAATGACCTTAGACTTCCACTCCATTGCTGCAAGAGGTTGCGTATTTTTATCCCACTGATAGAGATTACCTAGATTATCCCCAATATAGTAGAAATTGTTTGTTTTTGGGTCGTACCATGCGGCAGACCAAATATAGTTGACCGATACAAAGTACCCACCAATACGTTCATCACGCTCAAACGTAAATGAGTTGGTGGAGTGTGAGGCGAAGTATTTACCGTTGTAGAACTTAGCCACCAATGTGTTAGGGGACAAGGTTGCATCCCATGTATCCCAGTCGTGCACATACTTAGTAATCAAGTCCATACCGAGCGACGGGTTGTACACAGCCAAACCACCATAGGTAGCGTACACAACACCATAACCCATGTTCACAATCGAACGCTTTGAGACACAGGGGTAGAGCGTATCAATACGAGCAAACGCCATTGTGGCAGGGTTGTTACCTGACACTTGGTATGGATACTTCTCTGTAAGTACAAGCACATATCCGCCAACAGACGCAATCCCCACAATAGGTGATTCAAACGTCAGCGCATACTTGTTCGGAAATGCGTGGAATACATTCGGCTCAGAGAAGTAAAGTTGGTTGCCCTCAAACCCAGCAAGAATGTTGTTCTGTACCGCAGTCAAACCTTTAAGGTTTGCAGGTGGCGGGTCATAATCATCTGTACTGAGAATGTCGGTCAGTAATGTTGAGTCGAAGTCATCTGTAAACGAATACACACCACCGTCGCCCCAGTAACGTGCAGTGCTGGTAGGTAGTTCAGAAACGTCGTGGTACAACGTGCCAGCAATCTCCACTTTATTGGTTACATCAGATGCAGTCTGTGCGTACTCAAACGTATAGTCGTCAATGACATCAGTAACAATACCACCAGTAATATTGAACGATGAGTCTAAGCACCCACTGATTTTAAAACGGTCGTCAATAGCAAGATTGTGATGGTTAGACAGTGTTACCCGTGACACGTTGGACGTACGTTGCACACGAGCAAGTGAAGTTGGAAACCACAAGGTGCGCAGCAAGTAATACGTTGTGCCAGACGTAGACGACAGCGTACGGTAGAGACGCACACCACGTACAAAGTTATCTCCAGTTGGTTTAGAGGTTGGAATATTGGTGACTGTAACCGTCTGGCCTTCTTTGATATACAAGTTGTCAGATGGGTCAGAAGCAATAGATTCCTCAAGCCACGGTGTGTACCATGTGTACACATACGAGCGAGGGAATGTCGTACCTGCCAGTGCAACAGTACCAGAGGTATCTGCCGTAGTGCTTACCGTTTCGCCGGGACAGAAGTACGAAAACGAAGTCGAGTTAATAACCGTGACTTCAGCGTTGGTCGCATTAAACGTAGCCACTGTGGATGTACCAGCAGGCATACCACTGATAGTCACCTTGTTACCAGTACGTAAACCGTGCGCCGCACTGGTTACGATGGTTGCGGTATTACCCGCATCACGCGCTTTAGACGCCGTAGTTTTGTTTGAGAACGACGCTGCGGACGTTGTGACCTTTGTCTCAGGTAGTGGTAATCCAAGTTCGTAGAAGTTATTTGGATACGGCTCACCAGTCGCAGTAGCCAACTGGTAGTTTGACACCTTAGGTACACCGTCGCCAGTGTAGTAAAAGCGTTGCTCCATATCCGTGGAGTCAGACGCAGTAACAATGTCAACGTCAGTAGTCCATGTCAGGAACTTGAGTTCATCTGTGTCAGGGTCGCGCAATCCGTACAGAGTCTTGATGTCACCCACACGTCCTACGTTGTCTACAAGGTAGGGTAAACGATAGGGAATCAAATCACCGGAGTACAACTTGACGTTGTACGCCAACTGCCCCGCAGAATCTGGGAGCAGTTCAGGTGAAATCTTGGGGGCTTCACCTAGGAATTTGACAAGTTTAACGGCAGCCATAGTTAGATGTTTCGCTCAAAGTGCGGACAGTCCACAAGAGATTTGAAATTCCCACCCCAACGGTTTTTCGGATTCAGACTCTCCCAGTACGCACCAATAGGTGCAAGGATACTCTTATCCCAGATGATTTGTCCATCCTTGAAGAAGTTCAAATCAATCGCACAACGCTTGAGGTGGATTGAATTCATAGTCTTGCTACGACCAGTTTTGAAGTAGATAGCCTGCTGTTCAGGAGTGCGTGCGAGTTCTCCGCCCGTCACCATGAACCCTTGCTCAGTGGCGTGTTGAATCAGTTTGCAAGCGTCCAGTAAGAACGCGGCCTGCTCTTGGCTGAGACTCATTTGTCGCCTCCCTTATTCCGCAACTCCATGACCTTCTCAACTGTACGTCCGCCAAAGTACGCTGTCATCACAAGCATACCCCACTGCCCAAGCAGACTCACATAAGATTCTTGTACGTTGATACCTGCTGCACTCAATCCTGCAAACAGAAGGTACGCACTCAGGATATAGATGAGGGTCATAGGGCGGATGTTCTTTGACATCCATGAGTCAGAAGCCATGTCCGCTTTCCAGCGGTCAGAGACGTTGTTCTCTTGGTTGGCTTGCGCCGCCAGCAAGGCTTCGAGTTCTTGCTGCTCAAGTTTGGCTTTCTCAATACCTAACTCAAGCAACCGCTCCTCGTGGTCATATTGGAGTTGACGCAGTTTCTCTACGTCAGCAGGAGTAGGATTGTCAGGAATCTTTACACCAAGAGTTTTTTCTACAACGTCTTTACCCTTGGCTTGGATGGCACTGGACAATAACCCCAGTCCACTTTCTGCGAGTGTGCCTAGTAGTGCGCCTACTATTGGAATCATGTCAGTTCTCCTTTTCCTTTTGCTCTCTATCTTTTTCAAACTGCTTTTGCATCCGCTCCAACTTTTTGATGGACGCCTCTACCATGTTGCGCTGTTCAATTGTTTCCATATATACCCATGCACAAAACGGTAGCCCCAACAAAATAACCAATGCAAAAATTACCAGTACGACAAGGAACGTCGTGTCATCGCTATTGTGATTAGAAGTCCCCATATCTCAAGCACCACTATTAAAACTGCTGCGATATACAAAGCCCTGCTCTGCCACTTAGCGATTACCAAGTCCTTTTTGTATCTTGCAATCGTTGCCCGTTTTTCCTCCTCTTTCCGTGCGGCTGCCTGCTCTGCCCTAATTTTGTCACGCATTTTTTCAAAGCGTGTCCACAAATCTCCAAGTTCAGCAGGGGTTTGATAGACCATTGTTTCGCGTAACTCTGTGTGTAGCGCATCCAGTCTGGACTGAATCAATACACGCTGTAACGCACGACGACTTTCTGACTCGTTGCCCCTATAAACCTCTTTTGCTTTGCGTTCTTCCTCGTAGAACAACTGCTCTACTTGGTCAACCACATCGAAAAACTTACCAAGGTGGTCTGCAAGTTGCCCCAGCACATCATTAGGGTCTGTCCTGCCAATCTCCTTGACTCGTTTCTTTTCCTCCTCATATTGAACAGCCTGTTCTTTAGTTAATTTCTTACCAGCAAACTGGCTGTGCAAATCATCAAGTATCCCCTTAACATCTCCTGCGACACTCTTAACATCTTTGTAGAGTTGACATCCCTTCTTGACTGCTGCAACAGCAGTGTTTGCCAGTGCAAGAAGGGTAAGGGGGTCAATACCTTACTCCATCAGCAAGCCTTGGGCATTTTATGCACCATGCCGCCTTTAGCGTAGCCCTTCATCGGCATAGAAGTTTTGGTCGGCTTTTTCACCATGCCGCCCTTCTTGTAGCCGCGCTCAGCGACGCTATTTGAGATAGCGTCCTTCTTCATTTCATCCAAAGTTTTTTCTTTTAGTTTGAGTGGCATGTCATACTCCTTTGATTAAGATGGTCACAATGATTCCAGCCATACCTACAATCAAAGCACCAGTTGCTTTGAGTAGTAGTCCTTCCAGTCGGTCAACCCTCTGTATAAAGGTCGTGTAACGCTCTGCGCACACGGCCTCATGCGAGGTAAGTTGAACTTCTAATTCATGCGTTGTTGCCATTCTCGGCCTCCTTAACCGCCTCAGTTTGGTCAATGATTGATGGGAATTCTTGTTCTTCAGGCAAAGGCTCGATGACTAAAACGCAGTCCTCAGGCACGACTTCACAACGGGCAAGTGCACCGTTGGGGAACATTACGAGAGGGGAGCGTTTGGTATCCATCATGCTGTGAATGTCCCAGATGAAGTAAAGGTGTGAATGGTGTAGCCACCCGATGAAGTAACTGTACCTCCAGTGCCTTTTTGCGCTCCAAGGTAGCGGATAACAACAAGCCCAGAACCACCACTTCCGCTAGTAGATGTGCTGCCGTGAGCACCTCCTCCACCGCTACCAGTATTTGCAGTTCCATTACCTGCGTTACCCCCACTACCAGCACCACCGCCGCCACTTCCACCGCCGCCACTAGCGGCAGTCTGTGAACTTCCGCCACCGCCACCCGCACGAGTTACCGCAGTACCTGTAATAGAAGAAGTTAATCCTGCACCACCTGCACCACCGTTACTACCTGAACCATCAGAGCCAGCGACACCTGCACCACCGCCACCACCATCACCCCAGTTGTTGACGCTCATCCCACCATTAGTTCCTTGTCCACCAGTGCCAGAACCACCTGCGGCAGTACCTGTTGAGTTTGCACCACCGGAACCTGAACCACCGCTAAACCCAGTACCACCAGTAGCATTACCTCTACCGCCAGCACCACCCACGGTACTGATTGAAAGCGCACCCCCACTAATGGACGACGCCGAACCACTAGGGCCGTGAGCGTTGACAACCGCTGCACCACCAGCACCAACAGTAATTGTGTACACAACACTTGGTTGCACCCCTACTGCTGGTTCAGCGGACGAACTACCACCAGATAGTTCACCTGCTACATTGGTGCGATACCCACCAGCGCCAGCGCCGGAACCTGCGTGCGCACCACCAGCACCACCACCAGCAATTACTAGATACTCAATCGGGTACACACGAGGGTAATCAGCATCACCCTTACCGTCACGTATCTGTCGTGCTGTCCAAACACCGCTTTGAGAAAGTCCCATTACGAAATCTCCTCATATGAACATACTGCTGTGAGGTCACCAACAGCACTGGCTAGACATCGAAGCGAGTCGCCTTCTTCAAGGTATATAGCCTTGGACATCAAATCAAGAACGGCATCCGCAGGAACCTGAACAGTGTACGCAATAGGATACGAAGTGGTCGAACGATATAAATCCACTGTAATGTCAGCCGAAACTGCGCCATCCACGTTGGCAACATAAAGGGCATTGACCTTAAAAACTTTACCACTGCCTGCTGAGTTAGTAACAATCGCAGTTGCAGAAGTACCGACAGCCTGTACCGCCGTTTTTCCTGTGATGGTTGCTACGTTGACGATATTTGGGGCTGCCATGATTTATCCTCCGAAAACGATTGCCATAGCGATGGCTTTACCAGTCGTCGCTCTGTCGGCAAATTCTGTGAAAAGAGCCGCCGTTGGGCGGAGTTCAAAACGGTCGCTTGCAGCATAGGCTCTGGCAGATGTGCCGTCCTGCCCACGTACAACCGTCATTGTGTCTGTGCTACGTGCTGTGACCTTGACAATCTCAAGATTGTTTGATGTATCAATCAGCGTAGCGTAGAAATAGTCACCAGTGCTGAGCGTAGGAAACCTAGACCCCTCACCGGAGTTCAACACAATCGTTGTCGATGAACTGGTGATACTGGCGTTCAGTACGCCATACGCATTGTTGGTGACTTTAATTCCCATGATTACTGTCCTTGAATATCAGGTACTTCTACCCAATTACCTGCGTCGTCATCCCAACGATAGTATTTACCGTCGTTCGGATGTTGTGTTGGTGCTTCCCACAAGCAAGATTGCTCGTTCAAAACCCACTTGCTGTAAGGCTTGGGTGGGATAAACGCATCACGCACCTTGTCATAAGTGAACCCAATCCCAGCGTAGTTTTTACGCAGAGGTGTGCCGCCATTTGCATGAACACCACCGTGAGTGTTGTAACTGGTCTGAATCCACTCACCGGGAGATGAGTCCACAAACGTATCAAAAAACTCAGGCTCAGCCACAATCACTTGTGTCACGATGCTATCAACAACTTTTGCAAAATGTGCCATAGTTATCCTTTACTTGCGATATAAGCAGCGCGTTTAGCCGCTTGGTCTGCTTCATAGGCCGCAACCGCCGTGTCGTAGTTATTAGACGTGGTTACCGCCCAGTCTGGCAGTTCAGTGATTTCTTGATTTGGTGCATCTTTGAATTCAATGTGGCCTGTGTTAGTCGCATCATCAAATTGCAAAGCATGGACGTCAGAGGGCACAGCAGAAACATCTACCGGAGTAAAAGATACCTTGTCTTTATACACGGCTGCGTCGTCCACAATAATAGTTAACTTCATTTTATTAACCTCGTATTTGCAGTTTCGAGTAGCATAGAGTTTGCTCTGACCATTTCATTCCTAAATGATTCAACCGCTGCTCCAGTGCTTCTTTGTTGTTGACTATTTTCAATCATTAAAATTGGTAGCCAAGATATAGCACACCCCCATTCATCTACATCTGCACCTGTATTTGGATTATGCCCCCGTATTTGGGTAAACCATGCGCACTCCAACTCTTTGCATGGTTCAAAGTTATTTAGCGGGCAATTTGTTTTAGGTGCTATTTTCATCAGTGCATCCAAGTTACAACAGAATACCGTGTTCCAGAAGTCACCGGGAGAATCTGGTGCGGAAAAACAAAACTAGACGGGAAAATTATGCACGAACCTTTTGGTACGCGATACGGCTCACTGTACCCAAAGAACTGAAACTCTCCGCCTTCGTAGTCATCGTTCAAAGCAAAACTAAAAGAGAGTTGTCTTTGGTTTGTTGTTGGGCTGTAGTCCACATGTTCTTTAAAAAACCCGCCTTCTTTATAACGAAGCAATTCATATCCCGTGTCTTGGTTGCAAGCGGCACGTGGAAACTTCCAAAAATAACTTTTAGCCGCCCAAGACAAAGCCTTTAATATTGTATTGTCCAGTTCTACACGTTTGTCTTGGTTAATAGAAAGCGACTCAGCCATAGACATTTTTATGGTGTCACAGTTGCGAGTTTGCAAATCTACCCCAGAAAGAGTTTTTGCTGGCACCCATTCTTGGGAGTTTGCATATTCGGCAAGCAGGGCATCGCATACACCTGCTGGCAAGATGTTTGGCTCTATCTGAATATAATGTTCAAGTTTTATCATTTAGTCTTTTGTCGCAATGATTACGTCAACATACTGAACGGCTAAGTTAATAGCCGTACCAGTGAAAGAACCGCCTGAGTGGGTGTGAGAGCCACCGCCCCCGTTATCGTTATTAGCAAATGTGGATGAACCGGAACCCGCTGGCGTACTGTAATGATTGGCACCTTCTGGTGCGTCAGCAAAGCCATACCAACTACTATCCCCCCCGCCAGCGGCTGCCAATCCTAATGTCCCGGCAAAAGAAGTTACAAGTACTTGGTGGTAGTGGTTTGGAATCTGCCCAGTAGATAAAGTGGTTGCTCCAGACGTTCCAACAGTTCCACTGACCGCTTGTGACGTAAACGCTGAAGTAAATGCTACCGAACCACCGGAAGATGCAGCACCGCTAACAACCCTCAATGCCTTGTCATTATGAGTTGTACTTTTTGTCCAGCCCGTTGGGGCAGATGTTTGTTGGAATAGTAGTGCTGTTCCAGAGGCAAACGCACCAGCGGCATCCACAAATGTTTGCGCAGTCAAACGAATCTCAATACGGTCACCAGTGCTATACGCACGAGCGGTCGTTGATTCTTGTGCACGAACAACTGTCAGCACGTCAGTACTACGAGCCGTACACTTAACAATCTCCAAGTTGTTGGAAGTGTCAATCAGTGTGGCGTAAAAGTAGTCGCCCGCACTTAGAGTTGGGAACCGAGCACCCTGCCCCGATGTCACCGTAATGCTAGTCGAACTGCTAGTAATACTAGCAGCCAGCGTAGCATTGGCGTTATTTGAGAGTTTGATACCCATTCCCAGACTCCTTAGTTAACAGTCACAGTCCAAGTAATACCGAGCGTATCTGCTGCGCCCTTGTTGATGACTGAGAACACAGTACGGCAAAGCAAAGTGCCAGAAGATGCTGCGTTGAAAATACCTGCTTCGGTCAGCGCACCAGTACCAGTACCCGCTGGGAACGTAGCAACATACGCCACAGAGTTAGTGGTTACAGTTGTAGAAGTCAGAGCAACACGCGACGAAGCAACTGGAGTTTGCAGTGCAGTATCACCTACCGCAGCAGCAGTTGTACCAGTACCAACTTCCATATGACTCATGGCGGTCGCTGTGGCATCCTTCATACGAGAAGCAATGAAGTTTTTGCCTACCGTTACCACTAGGTTTTTTACTTCTTCTTCCTGCTTGATATTACCGTTTTCATCAGTGAGGACGAGTTTCAGAGTACCCGTCATCTTGATTGCGTCATTAAACATTTCTCACTCCTTAGTTGAGTTGGTTTTCGTTAAGTCCGTAACCGTTGTACGTGTACTCAACCGACTCCGTGCGTATCGTATATACGATACCAGCATTGGGGTTAGTTGTCAGTACAAATTCACCGTTTACAAGGGGTTGGTGTACCAAGTGAGAGTTAATTGTACCGAGTGTCCACTGGTACGTAAACTTCTCATCAGAGGCAAAAGCAATGTCATACAACGGCGTTGTTACGCCCGGTATGAGTAGTATCGAAACCGAGTCCACCGCAGTAGCGGAATCAGTCAATACTTGTGCGTAATTAACTACAACAGAATCAGATGCTGTAACTGTATCTGTCGTTGTTTTGTTCTGCGCAAAGACAGATGTATCCGCAACAGTAACTGGGTCTGGGTCAGCATCCGCATCGTTGCGGTCATAGTCCACCATCTCGCTGAAGTCTTTGTAGACCACATCGGTCATGGTGACTGAATCAGTCAGTACCTGTGCAATATTGAGCGCAGTTGCATCGCTTGCAGTAACTGTGTCACTAGGGTTTACACCTATATCAAATGAGTTCAGCGCGTCCGTTGCAGTAACTGTCTCTGTCTTAGCAAGGTCAGCCTGCACTGCAACAGAATCAGAAGCCGTGACGGTTTCGGCAATGTTGCCTTTATTTACGTTAATGGCTGCTGCTTCTACCATTGACACACTATCAGCAACAACTTTAGACGCGTCAAACACAGGGGACGCGTCGGACGCCGTAGCCGTGTCAGTCAGGGCTTTACCAACATCTTTGGTGTTGACTGTATCTGCCGCAGTAACGGTATCAGTAGTTGTCTTATTCTGTGCAAACACAGGCGCAGAATCAGATGCCGTAGCAGAATCAGTTAGGGTTTTCCCTATACTACGGGTAGATGTGTCGGACGCAGTAACTGGGTCTGGGTCAACGTCAGCATCATTGCGGTCATAGTCAACAACCTCAGTGACATCTTTGTAGACCACATCATAAATCGTGACCGAATCGGACAGCACAAGTCCGGGTTCAAGTGCAATCTGCTCTGTTGACTCAACTGAGTCGGTAGGGTCAGTAACTGCTTTATCGAGCGTAAGAGTGCGGAAGTCAGACATCAAAACTGTCTGTTCTTCCAAGTACTCCATCGGTACAACAAACGCACTGATTTGGATGTTCTGCTGCGGACGAGCCGTAACAGTCGCGCCGCCAGCAGCCGACACACCGATAGCCACGGTCGAAACCGCAGCCACCAATGAGGTAGTCAGTGCATAGGAGACACGAATATTAGCCATTAGAAGTTGTCCCTCACTGTAAAGCGCAAGGTCTCAAACACAGTTTGAATATCCCCGTTAAAACTAATTGCGACTTCGCCTTCATACATGCCGGGGTCTACGTCAAGTACACCACCAGAAAAACCAAACTGTACCTGTCCAGTTGTGCCGCCACTCAACTTGGTGCAAGTTATTGTGGATAGAAGTGTAGTTGTACCAGCCTTGCGGAATTTAACCGTAACCACAGTCGTAGAGAGTGACAAGTCAATGGGCGTACCAGTGATGTCGTCCGTCAGCGTAAGGACAATAAGCGGCTTTTCGTCGCCTGCTACTAATCGGATGACATCTGCTGCCATATGAACCTCATGCGAATGGGCGCATCTGCACTGACATCGAGGCTCGACCTGCGCCTAGATTCGCCCGTGCTCTACGCTCTACGGTTTTAGATAAGTACTGCTTGGAATGATACGCCGCCAACTCGCGGTCTGACCAATTCTTGTTTGGCAGTACAAGTAAATGTTGCAGTGCACCGTGCATGATGACGTTTTCTAAATCATCAAAGACAGTCTTATCCATACCTGTGGCAGAACGGATGGGCTTCAGAGCCACAATCATGGCAAGGTCATAACTGACTGAGGCGTCAGGAATGGGGGCCAACGCAAAGTTGTCTGCGTCCAACTGGAATACATATCGTGGGTCGGACTGCTTGGCAGGGTCAGTGCTAGGCCAATCAGGGTACTGCCTATGGACATCCTCAAGCGTTGCAGGTTCAATTCTTTCTCCGTTGACGGAGACAGTCAGGAACGCATGAACCTCAGCCTGTGAGGGATTGGTGTAAGGATATTCATAGACACCCGGAGTCAACCGGATGGTGGGTTGCTGATACCGCCATGCCAGCGTGCGTTCGCACACCTCGATGGCTGCATCACGAACATATTGCTCTATGACAGGCTGCGGGCATCCGGGCACACTCGGTGTCAATCGTTGAGCGAGAGAAAGGAATGTGCGGGTAGCCATTAAATCACCTGTTTAGGGTCAAGTCCGGCTTCCTCAGTATCGGTCAATGTCCGAGACTGAGCATTTACGCCGAGAGCCTGAGTAAAGGTTTGTTGGAACAACTGAGCACGGTTCGAGTTGACATGCTCGTTGTCTACGGATTCTGCCAAGAAGATAGTACCGTCAACAACGACGGGGAAGTACGCATCAGGCAGCAAAGCCACATCTGCATCAGCGGCATAGTCAGGTGGGGTCTGAGCGTACTCAACGACCAGTACTTGACCAGTGGGGGCTTTAGGGTAGATAAAGAAGCGATTGGGGTTGCGGACATGCCGCATCCAGTTAACACAGGCTCCAGCCGCATCATTCATCCAACCGGGGTAGGTCTCATCCAATGAATCGCGGCTTACCTCAGTCACACCTGCACCATCCTGAACTTGAAAAATTTCCATGATTCGGATGGAGTCGGCAGGTGCAGACTGAATCACCGCGCCCGCTGTACAGGTCACTGTGCCGATATACGCAAAGAGGTCAGGACGTAACACTGCCATGCGCTTCAACGCCTGATTGGCGAAGCCGAGCAAGTACGTATCGCTGTAACGATACGGAGCAGTATTGTCCTGAAGGACTCTGCGAACCTCAGTGATGACAGCGGACAGTTTCATTAGGGTAAATCCTTAGATGCGTCAGCGTTAATATCTTCGTTCACGTAGGCTGGCTCCTCGGGGATTTCTTCGGTTTCCAGTACCAAGCCAGTCTTGCGGCCTTTCTGTTTCTTAGGAACAAACTTCTCAGGGAAGGCTTCCTCCTCAGTCACTTCCTCGCACAGCGGATTCTCTGCAAGGATAGGGTTCCAGTCGTAGATGAATCCGTCTTTTTTGTTTCGTAGGTAACGTGCCATCAAACTCTCCTTTTTGCTACGTTCATATTATCGACCAAGTTGGGGTACTTACGCCCTGCTTTCTTAGCCGCCGCTTTAGCCTTTGCTTTCTGCTCAGGCGTCAAAGGCTTAGGCTTGCCTAACCCCTTTGGTCTTGGTTTATCCCAAACTTGCTGCGCCATTAGTCGGCTCCTTCCTCACTAACCATATCGTAAGGTTTGGGTTCCCATGCTTGACACACGCGCAAGTTATGACAAATAAAATCAAACTTGTGACACCAACCTCGCCCGCCACCATCTTTATCCAACTCATTGATGGGGATAGATTCCATCTCTTTGAGTTTCTCAACTGTATTGTCAAAGTACTCGCAGTTGGCACAAAACCTACGGCGTGCTTCTTCCTCTGGGATGTTCCAAATCTTAGCAATCTTAGACCAGAACGCTTTGTTTGCATACTTGTCTACGGATGTCCGTGTTGGCCCAAGACACCAGTCGCGGACTAGACGGTGGACAACCTGCATATTTTCTTGTGCGCTTATCATTACCACTTCACCTTATCTGCCCAGTAAGCCGCAGACATTTTGCCCTTGGCGATATTCTTTGCGTGTCGTGCTTCAAAACTTCTTTTACGGGCTTTCTCTTTCTCCGTAGTTGGATGAGCACCAGCACCTTGTACACCTTGCTGCCCAAAGCGAATGGTCTTTACCTCAGTGCCAGACTTTGCCACAACAACGTGGCTTTTTGTAGGGTGGTTAGGAGTGCGCTTGGGCTGGTTGTAGCCTGACACACCTGCTCGCTCTAGTCGTGGGTCTTTGGTAGCCATGATTATTGGACAATGATTGCAGTGACTGACGTTGCGCCGCCAATGTCACAATAAATCCCGTTGGTAAAAATGATTCCACCCTCAGGAAGATTCCAAGTAACAATACCTTGTTTACTGGTATCGAGTTCGAGTCTCACAGTACCAGAGTTCGTCGTATTGTCATAAAAATTGATATGACTCAACGCACCTCCAGAAGTGGTATACATAACGCCGATGAGCCGCGCAGGCCCAGTATTCATCAATACATTAGCGTTTGTGTGTATTGCTTGTGGTTCACGTTTTGCCATATTGTTCTCCTAGAGAAAGGGGGGCCTAAGCCCCCCGTTTCTTAGTTGATGTCTGTCAACACTGCAAAAACACGTACAACAGCAGCGGCTGGCACAGCAGTGCCAATCGTGATGTCGATAGTGTCAGCCGCAGCGTACACCTTGCCACCACTCAAGGTAGGAGCAAATGCACCAGCAGACAGGACAGGAACACCACCGGAAATACCAGTTGCGTTTGCTGAAGTTGCAGCCAAGTAACCAGTAGCGGCAGTGCCGTCACCGATTGCAATGGTACTGGTAACACCAGCGGCGGTAGTGACCTGCATACCTACGTTAGACACAATAGTGCCAGCAGGTACAGGAATCACTTCCAACACATCACTAGCAGCCAGTGCAGTAGCACCAGCAGCAGCGCGTGCCGCAATGATTTTCGGGAAGTCAAGAGTAATCTCCACACGATGACACTTGTTCAAAGCATCAGATGGGAGGGCGGCTGAGCCTTTGTTAAAGCCCAGAGAGTCGGTATATGTAGCCATGTTACAAATCTCCTAGTTAATGTTGATTAAGCCAAAGTAACGACGCCTTGGGCAAGTGCCTCAGGCTTCACAACTTTGTAACCGTACACTTGGAGACCACGAACGATGTTACCGAAGGTAGACTCAGAGCGGATGGTTTCCATTTCAGTCATTTGAGAGGCAAAAGTGAAGCCCATCTTGTGACCAGCAATGAGACTGAACTTACCGCTAGACACGGACAAGTTGTGGCTCATGTAGATGGTGAAACGGTCAATCATGCCCAAACGACCATTACGGATAACAGACATGCTGTCACCAGTAATAGAAGCATCCTTCAGGTCAGATTTCTTAATCATACCTGCCATCTTTGCAGGGACAACCAAGAAGCGACCAGCCTCAGGTGCATTGGCTTCGTCCAACACAGTACCCATGTCAACGATGTAATCCAACACGTTGGACTTAGTAATCGCCACAGGAGTACCAGTAGAGCCGAGGTCAATGTTGCCAGTGATACGACCAGCAGTGTTACCTTTGTTCAAAGAAGAAATATCAGGCAACAGGTCGGTCAACACACGTTGGTCAATCTTAATCTTCATACGCTCAGAAGCGTCTTTAGACCAAGTGTCCATTAAGTTGATGTCAGCCTGAACTTTGTCCACATCATCTTCGATACAAGAGAAGTACTCGCCCTTGTCGATGAGCAGTTGCAGTTTAGGTTTGTCAGGGTTCTCTACTTGTAGAGTTTGACCCTTGGTGTACGTACGGATGGTAATTTCAGGGGTAGTACGGATATTGACCGTATCACCGTACTGACGAATCTCACCTTCGTAGTCAGTGTTAGAGATTGCTGCGAGCACGGTGGCGTCGTAGAAATTCTCAATCAGTTTGCCCGACCAAATCTCGGGGATGAAATTGCCCGAATACTGTGGGCGACCAGCGGCGTTAGGAAATGCCATGATGAAACTCCTCTAATCAAGCGTTAACAAGTATGCGACCTTCTCGCTGTGCAGCGAAAATGTCACGTTCGATTCGGTCACGCTCTGCCTCACGCCCTTTGTATTTGCCAGACCGGACATCGTTGAAAAAGGTTTTGATGTCATCTGACGAATAGTTCTTGGCGCTTGTTCCTGTGGGAGTACCAGTATTGCGGGAACGACCCGGCGCTACTTGTTTCTCCAACTCGGAAGCAGTCGCTTGCCGACGGTTTGTTTGAGCAACATTGGCTTGTCCAGTCAACTCAAGCCAAGATTTGAAGAAGTTACCAACACGGAATACATCAAGACTCTTTTGCGCATCTTCTAGGATGGTTTGACGAGTCACACCAGTCAGCGGGTCTACTTGCAATAACCAAGACTGGAAGTCAGGGTTGTCGTTGATTCCACGCCAATCAGGTACGAAGTCCGTCAACTGCGCCCAGAATTGCTGCTCTGAAGATACGGCTTGGCGATGAGCCAAGTTTTGCACCTGCGGAACAACATTCGCTTGTAGTTGTTGGATAAACTTCTCCAGTTGAACAATCTTCTGCGCGACTGGGATGAGTTCTTCACGAGTCACACGACGCATAACGTCAAGCGATTCGCCGTACTCCTCTTGGTCGCGGTCGGTAATCAAAGGCGCATCAGCGACTTGATTGGCCCGATTAGACTGTTGGGCTGACATCGTTGCCAACAACTGCTCCATGCTCTGTAAACGTGTCTGGAGTTCTTTGTTCTGGCTATGCAGACGCGGAACTTCAGCGTTGTACATCCCTTGGAGGGTCTTGTATTTCTGTGTGAGGGTATTGTCCTCAGAACCTTTGTCATCACCTGCTGTTTGCTCATTGACAGATGACTGAGTAGCATCGTTCGGTGCAGAGTTCTCGTCGGCGGTCTGGTGTTGTTCGGTAGACGACGCATTGCCATCGGCGGGAGGAGTAGTGCCCTCTGCGCCCTTGTTGTCATCACCGTTGATTTGCTTGTACAACTCCTGTACTGCCTCGGTCTGTTTGCGAATTTGCTCTGGAAGTGCCATGATTAAACGCTCCTATCGGTATGCGTGATTAGACGGCGAGTCATTTGGACTTTGCCGCTAGTTCAGGGGACTCTTTGGCGAACTTATACAGTTCACCCAACACTTGACACCGCCCCTGCGAAAGTGCCATGTTGTTTATCGCGTGAGGTAGTTGCTCTAACTCATGTGTCCGCCATGTCTGTATCCAGTCCAAAAGTTCTGGATACTGGCGAATACATGCGCCAAGAGCGTGAACTACTTTGAGGTCGGGCTTTATCATGCCGCTCTCCCGCTCACACGATTACTGACTGTGTTGCCCTCCATCCCACCTTTGGGCGAGCCATCTGGGAGTTGCGGTGCGCCACCTTGAGGGGGTTGCTGTTGTGCAGCAACGGCCTCTGCTTGAGACCTAAGACGCGCCACATACCCGGCTTTTTCCCGAGATGGGATGATGTCATCCACAGGCATTTGCAACCCTTTAGCGATTTCACGAAGAATCGCTGCCCTACCATCCTTGCCGACAATTTCCATATCGACCTGATTGGCGGTTGCGTTGAGGAACTCGATACGGCGCACGTTGACAGTTTCTTTGACTGCCAAGTTAATTGCACCTTTGGCTTGCACTTGTGCATCGCCTTTGATTGTTTCGTCCTCGTCATAGCGCATGTTGTACACGAACTGACGTTGGACAATAGGTTTGATTACATCGGCGTCGATGTGACCAACAACCTGACGGATACCTTTACCTGCTGCGCCCATCAGCATGGACAAGCCAGATGATGTGCGACCAGCACCTTGTACGTTCAAGTCGCCGTACAGATACGCAGGGATACCAGAGTGGTCATCAGCCATGCGTGAGAACTTGTCGTACACCGCCATCAGCGTCTGAGCATTGTCCTCAGGCTGAGTAAAGCGTACAGCAGGAGAACTCGAACCCATCGGGTCATTCGTAACCTGCCATATCTTCCAAGGGTGCATCTGTGTGATGTCCTCATTGGGGGGTATACGCTCAAGGTTTACTTCGACCTGCGGGCCAGACGAGATGCCCATGTTGTTAACGAGCGCACGTGCGGCTGCGTTACAAACATTCTGGATGTCCTCGATAATCTCTGGAATACCTTTACCCCAGAACGCACCGGGGCACTTGATGAACGAAGTTTTTGCGTAAGGCTTCTCACCTAGAGGGTCATAGTTCAGAACTGCCTTGATGACATAGTTCCCAACCATCCAGACGTTTGCATCGTACTCACGAGCATCGTCAGGAACTTCCTCCTCGCTCATGCCCCACTCAAGGAGCATCTTGCCAGATACCTTACCCCAAAACTCTAGTGCATCAAACACTTCTGTGGGGCGCATGTAGGAGTAGAACTTGCGCTCTTGCTCCTCTTTGAGCAATTCAACGTCCTCACTAATCCATGAGGAGCCGTTACCTTCCGCAAGCACCTTGCGGATGGCATCTTCGTCGTATCCGGGCACACCAATCAGGTCTGCCAACTCCATACGAGTCAGAGGGTGGTGTTCAAACAGGTAGCCATCCTCAATCCGAGTGATACCCGGCTCAGGGTAGATACGATAAGGGTCTACGCGCTCGTATTCGGGGGCCAAAACCTCAGTTGGCTCTACCGTAGTACGCCCAGTAGCGTCCAATTTCCACCCCAACCTGCGTTGGCGGCGTACAACTGGGCCTTTTACGAAGGCACAAGGATAAGTTACGAGGTCAGTGATGAAATCGTTGAAGGAATCAGCCCATCCGCCCTGTGCGAACTGGTCTTGAATCTTCAATTTCATCTTATCCGCACGAGTTTGTGCGTCTTGCAGGATTCTGAAGCGGTAATCTTGGCTTACCATCTCCTTGACCTGCGACATTTCGTCTTGAGAGGGTGCTTGAGCGTTCTCTTGCACCATTTTCAACACCAAATTGGCGAAAATATCCTGAATTTCCTTGCGTTGGATGGGCGAAAGGTCAGGAATTGGGGTCGGAATGATGTCCCAAGGGGGTGTTCCGGTGTCCAAAAGGATGTCACGGAGCCAAGATTCCGCTGCGCGGCACTTGACTTCGGTAATCATCATGTAAATGTCAGAGCCGCCCTGACTTCTAATCTGCTTTAACTTGTCGGCTTCGTACTCTCCGTTGCGTTGGCGCAGCGCCATGAGCATTTTCTGCTCGATTGGCTTCTTTGCCTGCTGTGCAACGTCCCAACATCCACGCAAATAGGCAGCAAGACCGAGAATCATCGGCTGATTTTGACGTTCAGCCAATGCTTTATCCGCAGCCTCTTGCTCTTGCCGAGCAATATCTGTGTTGCTTACTACGCGTAGGAAGTTAAGTCCAGCCATTGTCAGTCATCCATCTCTGGTTTCTTACTGGTTTTCTTCTCGTGTTCTTCCATGATGTCGTCAATCGTCATCACGGGGGGTTTCCACTCGATAGGCTCGTATGTCTTAGGCTTGCCAGCCATACCACTGGTGTCCATCTTCGGGTTATCCGACAGGACTGTAAATGGTTTCGCCTTCTGATTTACCTTCATGTTACCCCTCCTCCTACTATATATTGTAGGTTGGTTATAGCAACAAGTATACAGGCAGTCAAGGAAAAAAAGAACCCCGTGGTTTGCCCACGGGGTAGAACGGCGTGAAGGAGATTCAGCCGAGGTGACAACTGCATGTAGCAGTACGGCAAGTATATCATGTCCACCCCACGGCAGAAACTGGTTTAATCTCCCGGCGCTGGGGCAAGTGTGACCCTTCCCCAACACTGGTAATGTGCAGCATCAGATACTGCAACGCCTCGGCTACGTGGGAATGTTTGTTCTTCTCGATGTCAGCATCACCTTTCGGTTTGTAGCGATACCCGCCCATCATCGCTGCCTTGAGTTGTGTGCACTCAGGGGTAACGACGAACGCTGGGTCACCGTCTACTTGACGCATGAGGAAGTCGTCCACTGCGTTGATACGTGCCGAGATGTTGTTGGTCTTGGCAGGGAAAACCCTTAGACCTTCGGCCTTGATGATGTCCACTGCCGAGCGTTCATCGGTCTGCGCCCGCTGTACACCCGCAGGGTCGGTGACGACTATGACTGGTGCACCGGGAAATTTTTCGTACAGCATGGGTTTGAGCATGGTGCGGATGAACCGCTGGATACCCATGTCAAACGATACACACTCGCCAAGTATCAGTGCCCGACCACGTGGGTCTTGTTGACCGAGCACAGCCGCCGGGGTGAGGCCCAAGTCCATCCCAATGACAATGGGTCGAACCCCATTGTTGATATAGCGAAGTCTCTGCTTAGCCATATGATAGTCCGGCCTGAAATACTTGTAGACAGGCATACCAGCCGAGGAGAGTCCATACTCGCCGTCGATGTAAACCCGCACGTATTCTTCTGAGCGACCTTGCGTGTCGTAGTATCCGTCTGGCAGGTTCTCGATGTTTTCTGCAAAAGCCGAGCGACCTGACGGCTGTTTGAACACATCCCACCCGTTGTCGTTTGGAGATACGCCATCTTTGGGGTCTAAGCCTTCCATCTGGTAATACCACCAAGTGTCCATCGTCGGAGGGTTGGTGTCGCCCCACATCCCGTGCCACGTTGGGCCGCCGTCTTTGGCAGAGGGAAAACGCCCAATACGTTTAGACATCGCGTCAACAATGTCGGGGTGGATGTCTCTACACTCGTTGAACCATGCGAAGGACAACTCCAAGGAGTTCAAGTTGGCAACGTCGTCAGCGTCGTCCAGTGCACGGAACATAATCTCGCACTCTACGTCGCCCACCTTGAAGAAGTAAGTCTTGGTGGTGCGCATGTAGTCCCCGCACTGTCCGGGCGGGAACCAATCGAGAAACGTCTTGATGGTTGTATCTTGCAACTGCCGCGCCGTTTCACGGACGATGGCAGCGCGGGTCTTGCGTATCCCTTGCTGGTTGGGCTTCTGGAGACTCGCCCGTCTGATTACCTCAAACGAACAAGTCACCGATTTGCCCGAGCCGACTGGCCCCATCAGTACGCGCATCTTCGCGTCTGACTCCATAAACCGCTCGCCAGTTGGCGGCGGTGTATAGTTAATATCCAGTGCCATTACGAACGGTCAGGGAAGATACCGTCGATGCAGATGATTTTGCTGGGCTTGCCAATCTCCCAGCCGTGGCGCTTGACACCGTGGTCATCTGTCGGGCGCAGGTCAGGCAACGCAAAATTGTTCACCCCGTCGCCGCCATAAATCGTGCCGAGGATGGCAAACAGTGCGTTGTACGTGCCAACCTTGATGAGTTGCCCGTCACACGACGCCCAATTTCTCGGTGCAAAACTGCCGCCAAACTCACGTATCTCTCCAATGTATCCGTCCATGACTACTCTCCTTGTGTAAATGGTTCAACAATCATAACGAGGAACTCTCGCCCCCGCCTCTTGTGTTTGACAATCTTCGTCTTGTAAGACTTGTTCAACCACTTGAGGTTGGTCTCCATATTATGTGCTTCGCTGGCGCTGGTAAACCGCGCCATCTTCAACCCTTCGTACTCCTCGTCAAACCTACTCAGTATGCTCGATGGCAGCGACATCGGTCACCTCGTTTTCAATCACTTGCGTTTCGTGGCGCTGCCCACCCAGATTGATGGTGATGCGCACGCCGCCAGTGCCGCCTTCGGCAACAGCGTCGTTCTTGGGTTCGAGTCCTCCCCACTTGACAGTGGACTTGATGAGGTCGGCTTTAACTGCGGGGGATACGGCGGGGTCGTGAATCAACATCCAAGAAGTTGTCAGGAGTTCTTCGGCTTGGGCGCGGGCCTTGAGTTTGAACGTCAGCCCTTTGTCTTGGATTTCGCCACGGTAGTGGTCTACCTTCTTCAGAAACACCGGGTCGGCGTTGAAGGTAAGAATGTCGTTGCCAGATATTTTGTGTCGGGTGATGACCTCTTGCAAGGTTTCCCCGCTGCCCTCCAGCATGAGGGCTACATCAAACGCCAACCTATCTGACCACTTAACGTGGTGTAGTGGAAGTGTGTCCATGATTCGACTATATGTTGTGGGATACGTGGTTGTCAAGCGGTTTCACGTGGAACAGTTTATATCAAAGTTACTGCGGTTTATCCTGTTCGAGATAACTTTACACGTTCCTTTTTTTGGGTCTTGCTTTAAGGGGTTTACTATCATGGGGCGGGGTGTCGCAACGGCAGTCCATGTGCCCCCCCTCCTGCCAGCCAGCGCATCGCATCGGCGCACCCCCCACCCCCCCCCCCCCCCCCCCCATTTTCCTGGTGTTTGACAAATTTTACAGATATGTCAATCTAAAAGTTTTGATATAGAAGGACCGACACACCGCGTGAAAAGGGGCGCGCACGCTCGCTCGTTAACAGGCGCACATGGCGTGTGCGAACATGGGGTCAAAGCGGATCTACAACAGAGGGACAGCCCCCCGTCTTCTACGCTGCGAGACATCACGACACCTAACACCTCTACAACGGCGGCGTGCCGGCGGAGACAA